CGTTCAGGCTGGGATTGCAGCCCGTGAAGCCCTCAAGAACATCAAACAACAAGGAGGTGAGTGATGAGTAAATGCAAGTACGATGTATATGCAGGACCGTTTGAAATCGAAATCGAGGCTTTTGAAGTTGTGGTTACCGCTCAGCGTTCACAGGAATCAGGCGATCGCGCTGCACGTACCATGGTTGCTGCACTAATCGAGGACGCACTTTCGTCTTTGATGGACAAGGGTGTGAATATCTCGGTGTACGATACAAGCGGATACCGGTCACCGGTATCCTTCAAGTCACACCACTTTCACGCAGCAAAAGTCGAAGAAGGTGAGTGATGAACATCTTCGTCCTTCACCCTGACCCCGGCATCGCTGCTCGCATGCAGTGTGACCGGCACGTAGTAAAGATGACGCTGGAGAGCGCACAGATGCTCTCCACTGCCGTCAACGAGTTGGGTGGGCAGGCACCCTACAAGTCCGCCCACGTCAACCACCCGTGCTCTGTGTGGGCTCGTAAGACCACGGGCAACTTCCTGTGGCTGTGGGAGCACGGCATGGCTTTAGCCAACGAGTACACTGAGCGGTACGGCAAGGTCCACAAGTCCGAGGCCGTCATTCGTCACTGCCGCAAAGTAATCAAAGAAGTGGCTTGGCTTGGTGGTCCCGACTTCAAGTCTCGAAAGGTCACAGCACACCCGTTGTGCATGCCTGACGAGTACAAGAGTGACGATGCCGTCGAATCCTATCGGCGGTTCTACATTGGAGAGAAGGCTGGGTTCGCCCAGTGGAACAAAACAACAGAGGCCCCGTCTTGGTGGCCAGGAGAGCAATCATGAGAGTTTATAGATTAGATCAGAACCTTGGTGACGGGGGCGAGGATGTCCGTGGCGCACTAAACGATGGAACTGGATACTACCGCTCGCATGTCGAGGCCAGGAAGAAGGCCAATGCAATCATCAAAGCCTTCAGTTCAAGGCAGAAAGAGTACGACCCTGGATTTCGGTTCGCTGATGTTCAATGGGGAGCCTTCATCACCATCACGGCTTGTGACTTTGACAAGACCGGAAAGGACACTTTGATTCGTCTTCTCAATGGTCGGGGCGGCAACTTCAAGAAGGAGCAAGTCGTTGAGGGGTGGAACCCTCAAACTAAATGGAGCAAGGAATAAAACATCGATGATGAAGGAGGTGAGTGATGATGTACACAATGACAATCGAGCATGAAATGATTGTGCGTGAAGGATACGCAGCCATCAATCCAAGCGTCATACCTCAGTCGAAATGGATCACGGTTTTGACTGCTGAATCAGACGACTTGGAAACCCTACATCATGTAGCGAAGTCAATCGACGAAACTCGACTGAAGCGACCATCAGTAACCATCGTGGATGAGAACGGCGTTAGGCAGCGCTTTAGTTGGGGTGGTCCTCGCGACGAAAACCATCCGATGTCAAAAAAGTTGAGCGATTGGAACAAGAAACTGAAAGAGATTTTTCCGCCAGTAAGTGAAGACGAGTACAACGAAGGAGGTGAGTGATGCCATTAATATACGTAGAACCAGAAGTAGCCTTCAAGGTTACCCAACCATCCGAGGATGGACCACAGACCCTGACGGTGTACCATGTGTATGGTGTAGCCCAAATACAGGCACACCTTAACGGTGGGGATCCTCCGAGGGATGTCAAAGAGATTAGATGGAAGGGCTGGTACACACTCGACAAAGAAGCGAGCGACAGGCGACCCGCACAACAGGGCACAGTGTTTGAAATCCGTGAGCTACCCAACTTCAAAGAGGAGCACTGGGAGTGCGATGACGATCACGGTGACCTGATTCAACAGGCGTTGGACAACGGCCTTGTGCGATTCAAGGACAACGAGCTAACAATTATTACAAAAAACAATGCGACACGTTGAATCTTTGCTTCGTGTATTACTTGGATTCACTTCAGCGTTTACGTTTATTCTTTTCGTTGATTGGCTAATACAAAACCAATACTATGTTTTGTCATACTTGGCACAGTGAGATTTACTCAACAAGGAGAGAAACAATGAACCTCGATAGTGTGGCCTGGAGCCTTGGATACCGTAAATGTCCTGAGTGTGGCTATGAGTATCATGAAAGTGGTACTGAGCTTTGTATGTGCAGGCCATGTGAAGTTGCTAATTGCGACACCGTTGTAAACACTGTACACCAAACCATGTGCATTGATTGCAGTGAGGGTGTAGAGTGTGAGACCATCGGCTGCAGCAGTGTACTCGTCAACCTGGGGCCGGACACAATATGTCCGACATGTGGAGGCGAAGGGAAAATATTTGTCACGGAGGTTATGGTTGAGGAGTGATAAACAACCCCACACTTGACACACGGGGGGTTACTGAATAAAGATGTAAAAGGGATTAATCCCTGTGGAGAAAATATGAGCAACAAAGAAACAAAGAATAGAAAGCAAAGAGCAACCAATCTGGTTCGGTTGATTGATTGGCCAGACTTTGTGCAGGCATGGCAAACGTCTTCGTCTTGTGGTGAAGTAGCAGAGAAGCTGGGCCGACCTAACAACCAAAAAGAGCGGACATATGTTTCGGTGAAAGCAGGATACGCCAGAAAGCGTGGAGTTCCTCTCAAGAAGTTTGTCCGAACAAAATCATCAAATGACTGGGATGAGCTTGCCGAACTTGCCAAGAGTCTAAGTTAGGATGTTTACCTACGACCTGACTTTTTACTACGAGATGAAAGAGGTGATGTTCATTTGGTCACAGCTTATGCCTAAGCTGGCGATTGCTTGGTATGTATTCACGTTTCCAAAACCTGAATGTACCGATCAGCAGCACACCTGGAACACGATGAACCACTAAAGCAAGGACGGTAAATGAGTTTTGTATACGAGATTGAAAATCTACCTGATGCACCGAGGGACGGAAAATGCTGGAGGCTAATCATTAGCAAGCCAAGTGAAGCAACATTCCCTTGCTCTCTGAAGGTTTTCGAGGGCAGATATACGGCAAGGATTGGTGCTGAGAGGGCAGCCAAACGACAGATGAAAATACTTGAGGGAGACCAATAATGTCTAAGGAAGACCGAGAAACAACAGAGCCTGCAACTAAAGAAGACAAACATCAATACCTTTGCAACTGTGTTCGATGCACTCAGTCAAGACTCGGTCGCCCACCGCTCAATGAGACCATATCGTCAAAGATTGTGAGGGCTCAAAACATGCACCAAAAACATACAAACCAGACACACCTTGACACTCATTATGGAAAATGATAAAAGTGTTTTAGTAATAACAATAAATGGAGACAACAATGGACGACTTAAAATCAAAGATCAGTGAGGCTGACGGGTCGTACAAGGTCTACCTTGCAATCAAAGGCGACCCTAAACTGAACGGCAAGTTCAGATGCACAAAGAAAGGAACGCTGTATTTTGAAGGCAAGCTGATGAATGACCCAGACTTTTCAGAGATAGCCGTCTACTTGGCTAAAGAATGGAAAGTGGCCGTCAACAATGAAGACTTAAAGATGGGCTTGATGGCCTGCTCTAAGACAATCGATCCATCAGTTATCTATGGAGTTGACGTAAACAAAGAGTTCAAAAAGAAAGTCATCGAATGGCTTCAAGAGCACCCACCATCAGCGCACTACTACAAGATTACGACTGATGCTGTAGCCAAAGATGTAGACCCAAAAGGATTTGAGCACCAAAGGAGGTTGACAGAAATGAAAGTAGCGAGAGTCCTTCGGGAACAAGGGCTCCAAAAGGCAAGAGTCTCATACGAAGGAGAGCGTCGTGTGAGATGGTTCCCAATCGACCAAAAGTAAATAGCAACAAACAAAGCATAGGAGGTGTGTCATTTCACTCACATCACAAGAAATCATCGCCATCACAAAGGCGTTCAACACGAAAGCAGTCTCGCTTGCAAAGCAAGACATCGAAAATAACTCTGAAATCGACGTGAACCTCGTCGTTAAGGTTGCTGGCAAGCTCAAGCGTGCCAAGAAACCAAAGCCAACAAAGGGCACCTCCTCAATCCCGTGGAAGGTTGCTATGGCCTTGTTCGCCAAACGTGCAGGGTTCACCAAGGAGCAGACCGCTAAGGTGCTGCTTGAAACCCTCACAGCCTCTATCGAGGCTGACTCCGACAAGCAGGCTGAACTGCTCAAGGAGTCTGGGGTGGGCGATGCCTTGGCTATGTTGGACCGCGAGGTGTTCTCTAAACTTCCACCTATTCAGCGCGATGGCAACATCACGTTCAAGGTGGATGTCATTGAGGCGATTCGCGAGCCAATGTTGGTGGCTGACCAAGACACTCCATTCCTTGGGGAAGGGGAAGAAGTGGCGAAGTAAGTCACCGGGGTCGCTCCTTAGCGGGGGGGCGGCCCCATTTTTTTAGCAAACAAAAGGATAAAACAATAATGGACAAAGCCGATCAGGTCGAAGACTTTGAGCGTACTGATACGTTCGAGGTTGTTTACAAGATGACCAACATGATGGGCGGACTCAAGAAGGGAAGGCTTGCAAAAACAGCCCGAATATATGGAACAAGTCGATCTCGATTAGACTCGATCCTCAAACGCAAATCGCCTGCGCCAACACTGGACACACTGTCCATTTGGATTGCAAGGCTGTATCGAAAAACCGGAATCAAAGTAGTTCTAACAATCACCCCAGATATGAGGATCTACTACAGTATTCGTAGTGAACGAAATGAAAAAGTGGATGGTGTCGTCTTAAAAAAACAAACCGCCTTGTAGCTCTGGGGAAACCCGGCTACAGGACATAGCCCACAAGGGATTGATCCCCCTTGTTAATGTGGGTTCCTGACTGAGCCCATCGGGAAACCGATGGTGCTCTTTCAGACCCAAATCAGGAGCCTTACATGTGGATACAACACGCGAAAACCGCACCGATAACACAAGCAGCGATGCTTTTAGAATACAAGCGAGGGAATGGACAGTCCATTTTACCTTGTCCTGCTTGCGGGCTTCTCGAACGAGGCTCGAAAGATAAGAAGCGAGGACCGGTTGGTTTCTCGAGAACTGAAATATCTTGGAAGTGCCACAAGTGCGGAGCCAAGGGTGACGTAGTAGACTTTGTCGCCTTTCACTTTTTCCAGCAAAACCTAAAGCACTTGGCTAAAAATGAACAAGCAGTGGTTCGTGATTGGTTTGCAGAGAATGGATACTGCACAGCATCTGGCGTTCCTGCACATGTTTTGCCCGACCCATCCAGCAGGCCAAAGGTCAACGCTCCTACGTTTGAAGGCCCACTACGCCCACCCAAAGATGAACTGAACTTTCTTTGGGAGAACACACAAACATTTGAGTCAGCGATGGAGGCGGCATCTGTTTGGAGTAGCTCTCTTTGTGAGTGGCTCATAGCGAGACGATTTGCACCAAAGGTGCTTGATGATACCGGCTGTGTAAGAGTGCTCCCTCCTCCAGTAGACTTCAACTTTCCAGACTGGTTTCCGCACCAGTGGGCTGGAACGTATCGGATTGCTGCAAAATGTTACGAGCCTGATGGTGAGTTCGCAAGCATACATTGCCGTAGTGTGATGTATTCAAAAGGCCGCAAGCCGTCTGGAAGCAAAACCCGATGGCCTGTAGGATATGATGCCGCTGGCCTGCTTATGGCTAACGACGCTGCAGTTGATATGATGAAGGGCAAACCAAAAGATGATCTTTATGCATTGATGATTTGCGAGGGCATTACGGACTTTATGAGGACATGTGAACAAGCACGTCGAGAGTCTATCAATCTTGCAGTCGTTGCTGGCACATCTGGTAGTTACAAAAACCTAAGCAAAACAAATATCCCCAAACACCTTAAAATCTTTATTGCTACAGATACGGATGATTCAGGAGATGAATACGCGGCCATAATCTGCGATCAACTACCAGAGCATAAACTGTACCGCATGCCACTGGAGGCGTAAATAATGGCCGATCTTGATGAAGTCCTCTCCGCTGGAGGAACAACGCTTGAAACCTTAATGCAGAGGGCTGAAAACGAACACTGTATAAATCAACCAGAACAAGCCCCTGAAGAGCAGGAGATACCTGAAAACCAAGGTGATACCAATATCATTGCCTTGTTGGATCAGTATATAGGTAGAGATGGGCAACCAAGCGGCAACGTCAAGAAAAACAAAAACAACTTGTATATTATTCTTAGGCGAGATCGTAGATGGAGAAATAGGATTTGGCTCAACACGTTCACCAACACGTTGAAAATGGATGATCGTGACTACAAGGATTCAGATGACACGCGAATATCACTTTGGGTTTCCAGGGCTTATGGTTTGGAGTTTTCTGAAAACTACGTCAGCCATGTTGTTCAGCTTATTGGTGAAGAGAGGGCTCGTAATCCACTTTTGGAATGGTTGGACACTATGGAGTGGGACGGTATTCCACGGATTCACAACTGGATTACTGAAGCGACAGACTGTGAAAACGATGACCTTAATCGAAAGATGGGAGAAAAGTGGCTCATACAGGCTATCGCAAGAGCCTACAGCCCCGGCTGTAAGGCAGACTGTGTATTGATCCTTGCCGGTGCGCAGGGTGCCGGTAAGAGCACCTTGTTTCGTGAGCTTGCAACCGACAGGTTCTTCGCTGACACTCCGTTAGACATCGGCTCTGCCAACTCCTACAGTCAAATTCAACGGGCATGGATTTACGAAGTTGCGGAGCTTGACTCTGTAAGAAGGTCTGCCAACAGTGCGACTAAGGCATTCTTAAGCGCACAAGAGGACACCTATCGTCCTGCCTATGGTAGACACGCGGTTACCGTGAAAAGACACGTTGTGTTTGCTGGAACAACAAATGAATCTCAATTCATTAACGATATGACTGGGTCTCGACGGTACTGGCCCATTCGGTGCAATGAAGTAGATTTAGAATATGTCAAAGAGCACAGAGACCAGCTTTGGGCCGAAGCGATAGTTGCCTTTCACGCTGGTGATACATGGTGGTTGGATAGAGATATGGACAAAAAACGACACAATGAAAGTCATATTTTCAGACAAGATGACCCATGGATGGGGCCTATTGATTCATTTTTGCGCACACAGGTAGGGGCTGTAACAACGCAAATGATAATGGAAGAGGGCCTTAAGATTGAGCGTGGCCGAATGAACCGTCGCGATGAGATGCGAGTTTCGGACATTTTGGTTGAGCTTGGGTATGAGAAAAAGCGGATGAGAGTAAACGGCACCAGAAAGTATGTCTGGACGAAGCTGGAGATGTTTGAGTTTAAAAATAAGGAAGCATAATGAGTAGATCGATTTCAGTAATAGGAGGTGGCGTTTTTCTGCCACCAGGACACCCAAGTGAAGATCAAGTATTAGAAAAGTTGAAGCTTTATAATCCAGACTACAAAATGGCCTTGGGTCTAAGAGAGAAGGGAAAATATGTCCCAATGCCAGACCAATACATCAATGGCTGTCACAAGATTCCATATGAACACCCATGGGGTGGCGGTATTGCCATTCCCAGAAGAGCAGCGCTCAACACGGACCTCGGCTCAGTATTAGATCATCGTACTAATCCTGAAGCCTGTCAGGTGAATACAGCAGAAGGCTTTGAGCTTCGTGATTATCAAAAGGAAGCTTTACAGAAATGGGATGAGAATGCTCATGGTGAAGGAGTGATTGTCGCTCCATGCGGATCAGGCAAAACGGCCATGGGGCTCACTGCTGTAACTATGCGAAACACAAAAGCCTTGATATTGGTTCACACTAATGATTTAGCTGTACAGTGGATGAATCGTTGTTCAACGATGTTAGATACAGGTGCGACTCAGTATGGTGCGGGTAAGAAGGATGACTCGGGACGGATTGTGGTCGCGACTTTCCAGACTCTCGAACGAATGTCATTTACGGAGCGGTACACTTTCGGGAAGCAGTTCGGACTTTGTATCGTTGATGAAGCACACCACGTTCCAGCACATACGTTTTGTTCCGTCATGTTTTGCATGCCAGCCAAATCCAGACTCGGATTGACGGCAACACCCAACAGGCCAGATGGATTAACCAAGATGCTTTGGTGGCATTTAGGCGAGGCCGTATACGAAATCACGAACTCGCAACTTGCGCGGTCGGGTCATGTCATTCCACCGAGAATCGAGTGGTTGTTTACGTCTTTTGTCGGAAGTAACAAAACGCTGGATTGGTCAAAGCTGATTACCACCATGACTACAGACGAAGACAGAAATGATGTCATACGAAATCGAGTCCTGTCGGCATGCAATGAGGATCGCCAAATTTTAGTGCTATCTGATAGGGTAGATCATTGTATTAAAATGGCTGAAGAGCTTTCTCGATGCGGAATAGTTGCGGAACCATTAGTTGGAAAAATGACGAAGAAACAAAGAATGGGGGTTCTCGAGCGTGCGGATAAACGTGAAATCCAAGTCGTTTGCGCTACTACTGTGGCGGATGAAGGTCTCGACCTTCCCTCACTTGATACAGTTGTCCTTACGACTCCGACGAAAGCTCTTGGAAGAATTCAGCAGCGAATTGGAAGAGTCATGCGACCACACCCGCGCAAAAAAGACCCGCTCGTCATTGATTGCGTTGATGATATTGGATCGATGCGCGGACTGGCTCGAAAAAGAAACAAGCTCTACACAAAAATCGGGTGTCAGTAATATGATGTCAGTGCTTGAAAGACTGCCTGTTGGATGGTCCCTCGTTGGCGACGGTGATGCATGGAAGCTGTTTGATGACGAGGGTGATCTTGTGTGTACGGCAAAAGACACAGAACACCTTCATAGGCTTATCAATGTCGAGTTTGCTTTGGCTCAGCAGTTTGCTGCGTTTATGTACGCGACCAACAGTCTCAGCCCAGGAGAGTGTTGACTATTTGCTTTTGAACAAACCGGCCCAGTCTCTTGTCGTGACTTGATTGTCGGTGATGTCCTCAATCGCAACAGCCAACGGCAACGAAGGACAAGATCTGCCAGACTCGAGGTCTCTTAAGTAAGAGACTGAAAGACTTAATCCCCGATCAGCCAAATCAGCGTTGATCCAAAGACAAAAAGCGTGCCTTGTGTTGTATCTATTTTGAGACTCTCGGTACGTTCTTATGTCCATTTGAACTCCAAGCGGACATTTTCTGTCCGGTTCTTTTTTGAAAATATATTAGATTGATGGTGTTGACATCACTTGTCAGCACACTTACCATACACAAGCAGACAGCAAGGTAACAAATGAATACACAATCGCCAACAATAGGAAGCAGCAGCATTTCCTCAATACTGGGTCTTTCACCTTGGTCGAGCCCCTGGGATGTCTGGGCAAGAATGCATGGACTTACAGAGTCCTCTTCCACTGCAGCAACAGCGAGGGGCCATATTCTCGAACCAGCAATAGGTGCCCACTATGCCCACCTCAACAACGTTAAAATATCAAAAGGCCCAGAATACGAGGCCGCTCCAATCATTGGACCTGAGCCCTGGATGCACGCTCGACCCGATTTTTTTGTTTCGATAGAGGATGCTAAGTGGCTATTGGAGATTAAATCGACTCGAAAGTTTGACCAAAAATGGGGACGATCGGGAACAAGCAATGTTCCGCCACATTATGCGGCACAATGTATTTGGCAGATGGCTGTGACTAATGATGACCGATGTGATCTCGCAGCCTTTGCAACGATCTCTGACGAGTACAGATCATACAAAATTTATAGAGACGACAGAATCGAGGAAAAGATCATTTCGTTTGCCAGAGATTGGTACAAAAAGCACATAGAAAAAGGGATCCCACCAGAGGTGGATGGGTCCTCTGCATGCTCAAAATCATTGGCCAAACTTTTCAGGCAAGAAAACAAAGACTTCATTGAGCCTCAAGAATCCCACATTGCTTTAGCAGATGAACTGAAACAGATCAGAGCACAATATGCTGAGCTTGAGAAAAGAAAAAAGCATCTTGAAAACCAAATCAAGGAATGCATTGGGACTTCATACGGCATCGCAGGCATAGCGACTTGGTCAGAATCAAAACCAAGAAGAACATTTGACAGGTCTAATTTTGAGCAACAACACCCGGAACTCGCTAAGCAGTACATTGTTGAAGGCGATCCAACAAGAACCTTTAGGTTTCAATACACAGGAGAGAGCAAATGAGCAAAAACGCACTTCACCCAGCACATCAATTTAGAAGCGTAGTAGAATCTAAGGCTTCTGACTTCCTTCAGGCAATGGTTGGAACAGAAGGTGGATCACAGGCCGCAGGCCGCGTTGCGCTAGCTTTTCGTCAAGCAGCGCAAACAAACGACAGGCTGTATAGCTGTGACCCGGCATCGGTGGCACAGGCTGTAGCATTATCAGCAATGACTGGGCTTATGCCTGGGGGTCCTCTTCCAGACGTGTACCTTTTACCTAGAGGAAAGAACCTACAGTGGCAGGTTTCACACAGAGGCTTTTCTAAGCTGGCAGCAAACAACGGAGTGAGGCTTAGAACCAAGGCCGTTTTTGAAAGCGATACATTCAATGTAATTGAAGGTACAGAGCCAAGTCTGGAACACATTCCAGATCTAAACGCAGAGCAGTCGTGGGACACCTTGAAGGCGGTTTATGTCGTAGCTTTCTACCAAGATGGATCAAAAGATTTTGTAGTGATAAGGAAAGCAGACATAGAAAAACGACGAGCCAACTCAGACGCCTACAAGCGCGACAAGAATCGATCACCTTGGGGTCAGTGGCCGATTGAGATGGCCTTGAAAACTGGACTTAGGTACGCTTTTGCGCGTGGGATTGTCCCAATGAACGACAACATGCAAAATGCTTATGACCATGATGGAAAGCAAGATGCTCATACTGAAGATTTAAAGGTTGTAAATATGAATCAAGAGTATGATGAGACTGATACCATGGAAGTTTTGTCAGAACAGATAGATGTTTTGATGGATGATAGTAAAGACATCGTTCAATCAAAAGAAGTTAAGGATACAAAATCTTTGCTCGAGGATGATTGAGAAAGGAGGGCATCTTGGCTCGTAACTATAAAGCAGAGTATGAAAACTACCATAGTAAGCCTGAACAAAAGAAAAGACGCGCAGGCAGGAATACTGCACGACGAATCATGACAATGTTAAAGCGTGTCAAAAAGGGTGACGGTAAAGATGTCCACCACAAAGATGGCAATCCCAGAAACAATTCAACAAAAAACCTACGGGTTGAAAGTCAGAAAAAAAATCGTTCTAGAAAGTAATAGGAGATCGAGATGAGTCTGTTTGAAGAAGTAGAGCGTGCGAAAAACCCATTCAGCACAAAACAAGAAACAAAAGAAAATTCAGGTAAAAAGTCCTACGTGAATCAGACATCTTTGCTTATGAAGGTGTTGAATGAAGTTGCATCATCGCAAAAAATCCCAAGCAAAAAGGCAAAGGAATGCAGCAACTTCAGATCAAAGCTTGGAGACTGCTCTTGGCCTCTTCACCAGCTTCAAGGAAAAGTTACCGAAGAAGGCTGGAATCTAATCGTTCAAAACTCCATCAACGGTATGTTGAAAACAATCCGAAACTCTCAACCGAATGGTGAGTGGAAGGTTATGGACTATGAGGTCAAAATTGACCACGCGGTAGATGGCGTCGAGCGTTTATTTTTCGTAGTCAAATTTGTAGATGTTGATAACAACGATGAGCTTGTGTATCGAAACGGCGTGCCTATCAGCACAACAGTGAACGTAAACACCAGCCCAATAGCTCCAGAAATCGTCGAAGCGCTGACAAGTAAAAGCACAGATGACGGTGAATTAAAAGACCTGATCAAGCAGTTGGTTGTTGCGATGTCTGCTGGTGCTATCCAAAACAACACACAGATCACTAAAGAAGTGGAAACGTTGCCGGATCCAGAACCTGAGCCGGTTGTTTTCAACGATTAGATCGATGCCTCTGTATCTATTTGTTTGTCCAAATTGCAAGCAAAGAAGTGAAGTCTTGCAGGCATTCGGAGACCCAAGCCCCCATTGTGGGGCTTGTGCTATCGACCGTGGAACATCAGTTGAAATGGAGCGAAAGATCTGTGCGACCAACTTTACCCTTAAGGGTAGTGGGTGGGCTAAGGACAACTACGGATTGAAGAATGGGAAAGGTGATTGAACTTTTTAGGCGTTGTTGTATTGAGTGTGGACATATTTGGTTTGGTAAATTGAACTGTCCGAAGTGTGAAGGCCCAGGCGAACCAATCACCTCATTGAATCAATCTTGAGTTTGAGTATTTCATTTTCACGTTTGAGATACTCAACCTCTACCTTCATGGCAGACATGGCCGACATCATCTCCATGATCTTGGTCAGGTTTTCCTCACGCTCTTCTTCAAGCTTTTCAACGCGTTTGATTAAGTCATCCCTATACAAAGCTTGTTCAGCTTTCTCTTCTTGTTGAACCTCTCGCTTTTGCTTCAACATGAACTCGTAGAACTTGAATGCACCAGCACTAAACACGCCTGTAACGGCAGCGACAATCGCAGCAGTAGTAGTTGGTTTATCCACGAATATCCTTATGCATTATTTCAATACGCATTTTAACGTATATCCATACCCACAGCGTAAAGTAGACGCCCGTCACAACAAGCGCTCTACCCACTTCGCCTGCCGCAAACTCATCATCACTCAATACACTCACAACGAACTTGGTGGTGGAGAAAATATACAACAGCAGATACGCTCCAACAAAACGAGAGCAGGATCTGATATTAGGCAAGCTAAACAACATACCCAACGCCACAACAAAATAAAGCGCGTATTGAAGGTAGGCCCACTCCATCCCGCTGTCTATGGCCTCGCCATAGCTCATCCAAAGCACTCTATTGTTGGCCAAGTCCGCTACGTTCCAAAACAAAAGCAATGGACCATAGTCATGGTAGACCAAGATGTCTTTGTACGATTGGAAAAAACGTTTCATTGATCGCCTACGTTTAAGTAATAACTCGGAGAATATATGCCTGATCATTCTTTAGATGACATTGTACATTCCATTCAATCAGCGGTTATAGCGGCCACCGATATTGCAGAGCGACATGAGCTTGACTCGATTACAAGCGAAGAATTTTGGGAGCGTAAAGTTGATGCGAATGGAGAGCCGGTCACAGATGACGACGGAAGACACATATATGCACCTCGTATGGTCGTCATGGAGATCCCAACATGGGAAGATGGAGTACTGGTACAAAAAAGAGTGCCGGTCCCGCTACAATCGCTCACGACGGGTCAAAGCTTGCGTGTTGATACGCTTGAAGTGGAGATGTCTGTTGAGATATCTGGGCTTACTGCTGACAAGAAGAAGGGCAAGCTAATGGTCCGGCCATGCTCAAATGCGCCATCATGGTTCAAAAAAGAGAACAATGCTGCTAAACTCAAGCTGATCTTCAAGGGCAGTGAGCCCCCAGAAGGTTATGCAAGAATCGACGACCAGCTAATCAAACTGCTTCCGTAGGAGAACATCATGGCAGATTCCGGCCTCGTACAAATGTCATCACAGTTTGGTGGACTTCCAATGGAGCAACTCATTGGTGGGCCACTTAAAGCTGCGTGTAACGCTCAGACACTGCTTGCAAAGGCATCAAGCGATTTTATTCAAGATGTCGGGCTTGATACGGATGCCACAGGCAAGATTATGTCTGCTCGCACCGTGGACTTTAGCTTCAACAAGCCGGTTCAAGACGCTGCCGGAAACACAACGATGGAAAAAGTGGACCTTCAGGTTCCACTGCTCGCCATTATCAACACCCCTTCTTTGTCAGTCAAAGAAGCGGAAGTTCGATTCACTATGGAGGTCAAGTCTTCGACCTCGAGCAAGACCACCTCAGATAGCAAAGCTGACCTTACAGCCAAGGCTAAATACAACGCCGGTCTGTTTTCTTGCGAGGTCACTGTTCATGGCTCTGTGGCTAACCACAGCGAAAACAGCCGTAAGAGCGACAACAGCGCCAAGTACGACGTGAAGGTAGTGGCTCGTGACGATGGCCCTCCAGAAGGCCTCATGAAGGTATTAGATATGCTTAATGATGCGATTGCACCGACTCAGGGCGTTGCCGCTCCAAAGAAGGCATAAAATCTCCTATGTCCCCCCACCCACATCGCTTGTTCCCATACTCTCGGGGGACGGAGCATGGGCGATTCCTACCGGGTGGGGGGGCAGTAGGCAAAAAACACGTTTAGGTATTAATCCATTTTTTGGTGGTGGTTTAGACATTTTTGATCTCAGATAGGCTGAGATCAATTTAATCCCGTGGATTAAAACCTGACCCCACTTGAGTGTCACGACTCAGGTGGGGTATTTTTTACTTATGGCAAGATGCGGACGATGTGGCTTTTTCAAGCCTTACAATCAAACTAGCAAACAGGCAGGCGCCTGTTTAATGTATCGTGGCTTGCAGATTCCTGAAGACGCTCTTTGGGAACATCGGACTTGTCCTGAGTACATTCAGAAGATTCCTGATTGGACTCCTGAAGATCACTTCGACTTTGAATTGAAGCGACATGGTGTTGAGCGCAGTTGGCGTGCCAATAGACGAGCCCTGGTCTTTTCTTGTGCGGCATTGGTTGTATCCGTTGTTGGTCTTGTACTAAAAATGATCTAAGGCAATCATTGTTTGGGAACCTCAACAATCTCAATATCAACTATACCTTGATCCGTACATTCCTGTATTTCGAATGAAATATTAGATGGTAAGTTTTCCATATTAGATAAATATTCCAAACTTGCCGCACGTAGTCGTTTTTCTGATTCGCCGTCACTACATCTTGGTGCAATTTTTACCAGCGTCTGAGCTACCATTTCGATAACTGGTTCAGGCTCAGGCTCAGGCTCAGGCTCAGGCTCAGGTTCAGGTTCAGGTTCGGGCTCAGGTTCGGGCTCAGGTTCGGGCTCGACAATTTTCTCTGGCGCTTTTTTCTTTTTGGATGAACTACCTTCACCATCAACCACCATCGTAAGACCTGCTGGAAGCACGACCATGGCGCCAAATAAAATTAATGCTGTGACAATCATTTTTGTTCAGAGATCTCGAACAACTCATCGATTCGTTTTTTCATGCGCTTGATTTGACGCTCAACATCTTCTCCGTCAAAGTCAGCCGAAATCATCGACGTTTTCTTTTCAATGGAGCCGATCTTCGACTTGAGTGCATCTACTTCAGCTTGCATCTTCGCGTTTGCTGCTTGACAAGGTGGAGGCTGTTGACCCTCCATGCCTTGCGACTGAGCTTCCATTTTAAGCTTCTGCATTTCCTGTTCGTGCTTTTGTTCTGCACGCTCACGATAGAAGCTCCAGGCTTTCGACCCGCCAGCTACAGCCATACCAGCAAGAGCAATGGCAACCATGGGTGCGTAGTCTCCACCCAATGACTTGGCTGCATCTGCAGCAGCGGTGATGTCTTGAGATACACCCACCGACTCAACAAGGTCAGGAACAGCGGGTGCTGCAACAGTTTCAACTGGAGTTGGGGCCGGTTCGGGCTCAGGTGGAGGAATAGGGTCTGGTTTTTTAGTTTCTTGTGCCACGGGTTTGGCCTCCTTTTTAGCGGGTGTCTCGTCGTATATACGAATTGATTGGCCTAATTTAAGCTCACAATCTTTTCCCGATCCGACAACACAATCCATTTCAACCTACTTTGACCGAGCAGTCAACACGTCAAGTTTCGAGACGATTTGCTCTTGGATCTTATTTCTAACATTAAGAAAATCTTTCGCTTGAGCAGCAGTTTCAGCACGAGCCTCTTTGATTACGGCATCGTAACGCTCTCGCATTTTTTCAATGCGGCCATCGTACTCGTCGTTAATCTCTTTGAGTTGCTTCTGAAAGCCCTCTACAAGAGCGTCCAGCCGCTTTTGCATGGTAACAAACTGATAGATCAAGAAAGCAGCGAAGACTCCAAGATGACCATCGGCCAACAGTGATTCCAGCACTGCTTCCACTTAGAACTCCGGTTCATCAATCAGCGTATATGTAAAGCTGTTACCCCACTTATCTCTTGCTGCGTAACAAATAGACATAAACTCTTCGAAGTCAGCGCTGTGGCTAAATACCTGACATCCAGCAGACCACTTGTCTACCTGCGTCGAGGCTGACCCGGCTTTGTGGATATTGATGCCATACATCCCTTCAGTAATTGAGTCCACATCAAGATCAATAACGTCGTCTTTATTGTCGTCCCGATAAACCTTGACTGTACCGTTCCTCTGACAGAGCGCATCATATCTTCCCTGGTGCTTGTCGATCTTCCAAACAGATCGATACTGCCCAGGTACAAGAATAGCAGTTCCATTTACGTTGCCGGGATTTTCAAGCCAATATCTACCCGGTTCGGTGGTGCATTCCCAGGTCCGAACTATCCATCCATTCTCATCTCTAAAGACTACACAGATTCGATCATCAAAGCTGTTTGCCTGATGATCTTTACTTCGAATACCAATGATATTCAGATTGTATTCACCTGTTTCAAACACGGCGTGGCCGAGAGATTCTACATAGTCAAGTATAAGCGGCTTCATTAGTTACAACTCGCATTAGTGGCGGCACAAATTTTAGCTTGATTGATGGCTTGCTGCTGCTGAACTTCGAGCATCTTGCCCATGAGTTCTTCCATTTTGTCGAGGCGCTTTTCGACGCCTTCAATTTTTAGGTCTACAACTTCTTGTTTTCCTTCTTTGGACTCAATGACTGTGACTCTTCTCTCAAGCTCTTCTGTGTCTTGAGCAGCCGACTCAAATGAGGCAAAAGCAGCGCCAGCAGCAAACAAAATAGTGCCGCAGGGAATGGCTATGTCTTTGATGTTCATTTTCCTGCTCCAGACGTGTAGTAGTAAGTAGCGCCTAACCCAGCGGTAACAACTCCTACGATTACAATTGTTTCTATTCTACCAAGCCAACGCTGTGTTGCCGGTCTTTCTAACCATGGTTTAGGTTTTAGCGCATCATTTAATTGATTTTTGTACCAATCTCGTTCCATTTGTAATTGTGATATTTCAATTGATGAAATTTTATATGTGCTATTTCCCCATTTTTCTAAAGATAATAGATCGGCGTAATCAGAAAGCGGGACAGCCACTGCAGAGCAAGAAGCGGAGGATAAATCAATAGACAGTTCAACAGGCAGCGGCTGCCCCTTATTGATTGGAAAAACCTTTGCACACTGCCCAGGAATAATATCTGGTGGAGATGGCTTGGCTGGCAACTCAGCCCAGGCAAGTGATGATAGTAAAGCGAAAATCAATCGCGTCTCCTCGCGTTACCTAAATCAGATAACGAATCTGCGGGAGAGTCATCATTGAGTGCAGAGTCAATCTTTTTCAGATTGTCTTGAAGAGTTTGAGCCTCTTGAGCCTTAGCTTGATCAGCGGCAATATTTTTTGGAACTTCAGGTTGAAGTTTAGTTTTTTTAGCTTTTTTGCTGAAAAAAAACGCAAAAATCCCAACAAAAAGAGCGCTTATCAAAGCAGCTAAATTAGCCACGTTTTTTAGCACTGGACTTCTTAGCTGCAGGCTTCTTGGCTGCGGGCTTCTTGGCTGCGGGCTTCTTGGCTGCGGGCTTCTTGGCTGCAAGCTTTGATTCTTCAAGCTGAGCAATCAAGTCGCTTACAACAGATAAAAGAGCTAAGCCTGCTGCTTTATGATTACCAAACTTAGAATTTAGCTGTGTTGTCGCCCATTTAATTTTTTGATCCATTATGTTTTCTCCTAAGAACTAAGTATCGTTACTTTAACATCTGACGTTGGAGAGGTATCTCCAGCCACTGCTGCTGTTGTGACAGCCCAAAAGCTCAATCCGCTCGTGAAGGCCCAGCCACCATCAATGACGTAAGTGGTAACTTCACCAATCGGTGCATATAAAACCAAATCGGGAGTGGAGCTACTGCCCCCACCACCAGTAACACCTGTATTTGCGTCGATAATTTTTACGTAACAAGCAGGCTCATCTGTTGTAGGAACACCAGCAGTAGCGTCAATTTCAATAACATAAGCTGATCCCGTGCCAGCAGTCACATGCTCTTCAGCAGTTGTGTCCGCATCTTCGTCAATTACTAAAACTCCAGCTAAATCACCGAGTACGCTTGTTCTTATTGTAGCCATATCAACCTGTTAACAAAGTAACTTTCACTGCTTCTTGTCCACTTACACTGGGTGTTGTGTTGTCGCTTTCAGCAGCGTTTTCATTTGCCCAAACAGATAACGCTTTGAAAGCAACACCGTTTGGTATTTGATAAGTGTACGTCACAGCAGCAGGACATGAAAAAACCCAGTCTGGTGCAGTAGAGCCAGAAGTCGCTGTAAATGCATTTGCTATTTTTATATAAACAGCGGCATCGTTTGAGTTCTCAATCTTCACTGAATACAAACGTCCGCTGCCACCCGTCAAATTAGAGGTAACAGCGTTTGTTATTTGAGAATGATAAGCAATCTTAAAAGATGTAGCATCATCAAATTTTGTAGTTACAAAAGCCATTTACTACTTCTTTGTAAGACCAATAGCTGCCATTGCTTTTTCAGCCGAGTCACCAGCAATGTAGGCAAGGCCGAGATACAGCCACTCTTGTGACCCCAGACGATCTAAAAGAAGCAGCCCAGTGCCAAGCATCAAAACAGCAAGTCGGCGCCAAGAGATTCGCTTTTGAGAGCAAAACAGAGAGTTGATAAAGTTTTTCATAAGTCAATCCTATACGGGTAAGAATACATTACCGATCATAGCAACACATTTAAGTGTTGCTCCGGCGCCAGGGTCGCCGCCTTGTTTTGAAAAGCTATCTGCGTTGTCTGTACTCTTTAAGATGTCACCGTCCGTACAACCAACAATAAACGTACCCGACCCATCAGTACCGACGCAGGTCGCGTTTCCGTGCGTGTCAGAACTTAAGTCAGCGTTGTTGTGCTCAAGCGTTATTGTTTTTCCGTTTACATCGGCTGCCCAGAACTTCTGAGACAACACAAGAACTACTCGGCCTCCACCACTAGCCATGTGAGTATTCAAACTAATTGACCCGGCAGAAGTTAATGCTGTTTCTGTACTCCAGTCTGTGTCATCAGACAACGAACAAGAGAACAGTTCTCCAGCACTTTTAATAAAAGCAACTAGCGAACTATTAGTTACTTGAAGGGCGCGTATGTCACCGGGATCACTGCCTCCTGAGTCTAGAAGAGTGTGAGCTAATGCCCAAGATGCCCCAGAGTTGGTGCTCTTATAAATTCTGTTTTGTTGAGAGAAGTAAAAGGTGGTTCCGCCCGCATAGCAGATTGCATAACAACTTGTGTTTGCTATATTTGTAGCGCCAGAGACATCTACTTTACTCCAATTAGAGCCCCCATCTGTGGATCTAAATACGTGGTTTCCCTTGCTGCTGCTCATCTGTCCGATAGCAACCCAAACATCGTTTCCGTAGGCAATATCAAACAAACGAAAGTCACTTTGTATTGCTGTCCAAGTAGTTGAAGAGTCTGCTGCATTGGGGGCACGCATCATTTCGCCATTGTCGGTAGCGTTAGTAATTACGTACAAAGGATTACTGCTATTATCTTGACCGTACCCGATTGATAGTGGGTTTACTGACGCTCCTGGTGGGTTGATGCCTGCATCGTAGTTAGTCCAAGAAGTTGTGTCAGAACTAGCAGCATATGCAATGTCTCGAGCATTCATTGCGGTTACCCAATACGTAGCGCCCGACGAAGGAGTAGTCATATCATTGATCTTCTCAATACTGCTCTTCGCAATATCGTTGATCTTTTCAATGCTGCCTGCGGCAACATCGTTGACTTTCTCATAGTCCGCCATCAAGCAACCTCAATGAAGTCTGGGCTCGGATTGAAGTAGATTTTATCGGCTGTGACAGCCCAGCCAATTACTTGGACTAGGTCTCCGTCTGTCGATGGGGCAGTTTGAGTTGGTGGTCCCTCTGCTTCGGGCGCGTAGAGCCTTCCAGCTACCGTGTAGCTTGGGAATGTTCCCGCATCGTGGATGAATCCTTGAAGAAGAAACTTGCCTGCTGCATCTGCTGAAATATCTTCTGCTGCCAAAGCCACGGCGGGAATAGCTTCGGAGCTTCCGGCGGTCATGTTTACTTTGTGCATTTTAGAATCAGACGCTTTGAAGTAAACCACGTCTCCTCGATTCAAAGCTTCACCCGCAGTAAAGACAGACGTAATCCCGCAAACGCTGTTGTCTGGAATAGCTGAATCAAGATTGATCGCACGAAAGACATCAATGTTCTGAGAGGAGTCAACTGTTAAGGCAGGGGTTGTGCCGTGGGCAGTGCCAACACCAATCTCAAGGTTGTCGGTGCCATCGTCCAGGCCGATGCGGTAGTCTTGCGCGTTACCATCAAACACCAACATGGTGTCTTCTGCGCCAGCATCACCGATCGTAATTTTCGGGTTTGTTCCAGCAACAACAACGTCACCAGAAAAAGTAGTCAGTTGCGTATCATCGATACTCATTGCCAACTGCATACCTGACCCATTGTTAGTCGAGACTTTAAACTGACCCTTAGCGTCATCTGAGGCACCAGAATGAGCCCCCTCAATCTGACCCAACGCGTTACCGTCATGATCAGCGAAAAGAACCTTAGACTCTGCGCCACCATCAGTATGCTCATTCGTTGTGTTTTGAACCACAACAATTGGGGCAGCATCAGATACCTGAAGAATTTGGGCCGGAGCAGCAGTTCCAATACCGACGTTACCACCGTTAAACAAAGCCGCAATGTTGGTGTCAGCACCGCTTACGTTAACATCAACACCAACGTTAGTTTGTGTCCCTGAAGTCCCACCAGTTAGGTCGATGTCTAAGCCAATGTTATTGACTGTGCCTACCATCGTCGGACTGTCAGAGTTGATATCGACATTGAGACCAACATTGTTTCCGGTTTGACCAGAGGCAACAATTCCAGTAGCGTCAAAGTCAATGTGTGCGCCGATAGTCGTGTGGTTCGTCGTTGCTGTTACGTCTGAATCCACTAAAAGCGTCGTACCATCAAAGGTAAGCTTTGACTCTGAAGTAACCGTGCCGTCGCCGTCATCAGTCAGGATCTGGTTGTTTGCGCCGTCAACCCCTACAGGGTGTAGGTCGCTTACACTGAGGACTCCTGAGCTAGCTGACAAGCCGGTAGAAGAAGCGGTTCCAGCCACTGCTGTGACCAAGTCAGCAATAGACTCAGCCTTCGGTGTGCCTGTGGCCCCACCGTTAAAAAACATGATGTGATCGTCGGCAACAGCAACGCTATCAGCAGCGACCTTTAGCGTAGTGATTTCAGCCGAGCCGTTGTAAGTTAGGGCTGCAGTTCCGCCTGCTTCCTTAAGCGACCCGCCATCGTCGATGATAATATCGCCCTTGACTGTGACGTTATCCTCAAAGGTGGCCGACTTATCGTCGCTGATTGTAAGCGCTGTTGCAAGAGCGTTAAGGGTGCTTCCGGAGCTTCCCGCGTTAGCGGTTTTGAAGATAATGTCTCCACCAGCACCAGAGCCTTTACCTTGGCCGCCAGAGATAGTAACCGAGCCGCCAGCTTGGTTGTTGCTTGTGCCCGCAGTAGTAGATCCACCAGAAATACTGAGTGTGGCTCCCGCAGCATCATGGGCTGTAGCCCCGACAGAAAGCGTAGAGTTTGTTGCTCCGTAAGCAATGTCACCACCCGTAACCGTAAGATCAGTACCAACAGTAACGGCAGCGTTAAACGATGCGGCACCAGCTTCTGACATATCAAGGGTCAGCGCAGTAATGTCACTGGTATCGTCTGTGCCCTTGAAGATGATGTCAGCATCGCCTGCTTGAGCGTCAAGCGTAATGTTTCCAGACGTAGTTGCTATAGTGACGGCGGCGTCACCCGTACTAATATCATCTGCAGCACTCGATCCAGTAGCAACGGCATCAGAAACCCACTTTGCGCCATCATATTTCAAAAACTCACCAGTACTCGGAGAGTCTTGACCAATCTTGGTGACGTTTCCAGAAGCGTCAATAGTGATTGCAGCAGTGCCGCCCGCTTCTTTAATTGAACCACCATCGTCGAGAATGATGTCACCAGTGACCTGAACATCGCCAGCCGCCGTTACTTTTTGGGCCTCATTGATAGTGATTGCAGCGGTAAGAGATGAGCCCGTATGAGTGGACAAAATCATTTTGCCCTTAGTGTCATCGGACGCGCCGCTATGGCTTACTTCAATCTGGCCAAGAGAAACGTTAGCATGGTCTTCAAAAATAAGCTTTGACTCACAACCGCCGTCTGAGTTTTCAGAGGTGTCGTTCTTCAGTGTGACGTAAGGAGTGTTGCTTTCAACTTGAAGCTGTGTTCCTGGGGACGTCGTGCCCATACCAACACGATTATTAGTCTCATCAATAGACAGCGTTCCGCTATCGATCTCAAGATCATCGGCGGTAATCGTCGTGGCTCTTACGGCTCCGCCACCACCTGAAAACTTTGAATTAAAGCTTGGCATGAGGCCCCCTTATGTTTTGTCGTGCCAGTGAAGTCGAGCTTTATCTAAAACACACGCCTCACCCGGCTTGATCCACAAGTAGCACTTTCCAGTTGTTGTTTGTCCAGATGGGGCAGTAATAAACAACTTATCAAGCGATATGACGGTATGAACCGTACCTGATGATCCGCCAGCAGTAACCGAGACGGACTCTGCCTTTGAAGTCAGAGGATCATCACCGGTAGAATCCCATGTCAAGTAAACATCGAAAGTAAGGGTTGCATCAGCCCAGGACGTAAAGACGAGATCAAGTTGAGAAAACGAGCAGGACCCCGGCAACGCTCGCGAACGAGCGTCACTGGGTGATCCTGAAGTTTGCTCAGCGAGCAGCGTCGATGTGAAGCTGCCCGTACTGAGAGACGTTTGAGTCGTGTTTGTAACGAAACTTGAAGCCATAAGAGCCTCCAGCTAGCTAGAGGTTCTATATCAAGTGTTTCCGCCAACAAGACCGCGCCAAGTAGTTCCATCACAGAACAGCACAGCGCCTTCATTTTGTCCTACAGTGACAATAGTTGCAGGCTCATCGCTTCTTACCACTAGACCCTCATCATTATCGGCAGCGTTGAACAAGAACAACAAGAGACCAGTGCTGCTTGCTTCTGCGGGCAAAGTAATGTTTCGGCCAGCGCCACCGGGATCCATAATAATCACGTTAGACTTGATCACTGTTTGGTTAGCAGCAGCCGTTCCGCTGACCAAAAGAGTGTGGTCTCCAGCGCATGTGATTGCTTCGCTTTTATGGGCGAGCAGGTTGGTTGCACCACTTAGACTGGACAATAAAGCCGCTTGGCCTTTTACGGAAATACCTTTGCCAGCCTCGAATGCAAGGTTGTGAACAAGTGCGCGACCACCGGTAAGTTCAGGGATTGAGGACATGATTTACTCCATTTGGGGAAGGGGAAGCAGTATTTGTGTTCAAGGATAACATGATCGAATAAATTTATTCGTCGTTCTTTATTTTTGTGGTTGTTTTTTTACTCGATCGTTTAGATATCTAATTTGTTCTCTCAGCTTTCTATTTACTTGTTCTTCATAAGTTCTGGGAGTCAAATATCCAAAACCGAATGCTTTTAATATTTCTAATGGCTGATACTGATCATACTCAAGGGTGTATGATGACCCATCGGGTGCAACATATTGTTCATCAGCCCTCATAAAAATTCTACCAGTAGCAGTATCAAGATTGTCAGGCCCAAAATTAACTGGCCTTCTCATGTAGCTGCGTCTTCTTTCTTTTACGAAGCCGGGAGATGTAGCAAACGGGATATTGGCAAGCAAAGGCTTTTCACGGTCAGCTTGAAAGTATAAGTCTGAAGCCTTTACTAACGCCTCTGTAAAACCAATATTGGATCTATCAAGGGCCTCCAAAACTCTACCCATACGGCCCGTTACTGGAGTCTGCAAAAAGTTCATCAGCATGCTGTAAGTGTATGGGTTTTGAGCAATGTATATGCCCCTTGCAGGCATTTCTAAGTTGTTTGGGTTGACTCTTCTGCCTGTGTTGGCATCGAACCCCCAGTCTTTTTTCATATCGTCATATGGAATGAACTTAATGTTCAAATAATCCCACAAAGCACCGCCAAAAATGTCGTAGTCAAGCTGAACAAGCAAGGCTGGGACTTGATTGGTAGCTCTCTCTAAGGCAAATCCCCTACCAGGATCAACACCAACAAGCTGTCGAATACCTTCGACTAAGAACGGACTACCTCTGCCCGCTATAGCTTGCATGCTTTCTCTCATGTCTGGAGAGTCAAGATCTCCTGACACTGTTCCTGGGATACTGGAAGCTAATTTTATAAAATCAACCAGCAACTGCATGGTGTCCGAAACGCTTGTGTAAGGCAAGCGAACGAAAGTTCCGTTGATTTCGAACGGCAAAAATATTCTCGATTTGTCCCAAGAAGCCAACATTAAATCGGGGTCTTCACCTTTTGTTGCAGCTATTTGAGTTGATCTTGCTAATTTCAACTGAGCCACAATCCGGTCTGGGTTTTCAATCAAAGAACGCATGAACAAACCAGACGCTTGTGCAAAGTATGTCCAAAAAGCAAACGCTTTTGCCAAATAAGACGCTTCAATGTCCGTCATTCGACCGTAATCAAGCTTAATGTCCAAAGTTCTTTGTGCTGCATCAGAAAAGTCGACGCCGTTTTCAAGTTCACGTACGAAGACTTTAAGTCGTTGATACATATCGATTGATGTAAACGCTTCTCTATAAAATCGGTGAGCTTTATCTAAAGCGTTGCCCCTTGTAAGAAGCCAGCCTAAAGTAAGTCCCGCACCAGCACCTGTAGCAGTGCCAGCAACAACACCGGATGCGCCAGTCAACAAAGAAGCGACCAACCCTCCAATGGCCCCAGCTTGCGCACCGGTAATCTTAACGCTCGATTTTTTAAATGTGTCTTCTATTCGGTTGTGAATATTAGGGTCAGCAATCATGTCAGCAAATGCAGTATGAAAACCAAAAGCCTCCATATTGTTTGCGACAAAATCAGCAGTCAAAATCCTGCCGTCACGTAAAACGAGCGGCTTAGTGTTTGGTCTATAAGAGCCATCGCCAGAAATTCTAGCCATCACACCAGCAACAAAATTTACGTTCGTTCCTGTAGTTTTATTTAAAGCACGAGAAAATGGACCTTTTACAAAATCAGGAATTGTTGCAAAAGCTGCTCTTGCACCTTGTCCAAGGTGTATTTCACTTAATCCGCCAACAAATAAGCTGACCGCATAAGGAACCATTGGCAATCCACCAACACCAATCAACAACCTTCTGTAGTAATGGCGTGGATTTATGAGAAGATCGGAGGCTCTTTCGGCTGCGGTTAATATGTCTTTCCATTTTTGAATGCCCCATGGAATCTTATTGTCTGGATTTAAAGAGTACTCAACGGTGCCTTTCGGGCCATAATTTCTTCCAAATGTTCCTGATGCAGCGCCAGAGGTGTATATGCTGCTAAGTGCATCCTCTAATCCCTCAATCATCGTCTCAGGTAACAAAAAGTACCTATCGCCAATCATGACTTTGGAAAATTGACCAAGCTCCCTTTTCACTCCCATGGAATCTAATATTCGAGACGCTTCTGCTCTTGCGTCTCGATCTATGGCTCCGATTGATTTTGCGTCTTGATGCTCGCGATATGGACTATCAAGAGGTCCATATTTTTCTGGAGGTGGCCTTAAAGGTTGATCGAGCACCTGTCCTTCAGTGGTTAAAATTACACTTTCCTGCCATTGCATTTCATCATTGATGAACTGAGCAATTCTGTCGATGTATTTTTGCCTGTCTAATCCTGGGGCCTCTCCAGGCTCACGCACTTTAGTTAAGCCACGAGTAGAGGTATCGTAGCCAAGTTCAGCCATTCTTTTAGCGAGGCCGAATCGGACCTCATCTAACTTCATGTAGATCAAAACGTTTGTGAGCATCACCTCGCTTTCACCGTAAGGTTTCTCCAACGCTTCTTTGGATTGTTTTTTGATTATTTGTTTGATTATTCCGTCTACTTCCCCGTACTCGTATAAACCACCCAGGCGCTTTGTTGTTGCCACATCCTTTATATGTTGAATATCTCCAACATAAAAAGCCTTATAAAGCCCCTTTATTTGTTTGTCTGTAAAGTTCCAATCTATTTTGTTTTGCTGATGACCTATTGCTCTTTTGAATGTTTGTTTTGCAAAATCAACAACGTATTCTTTCTTCTCTCTGAGTCCTATTTCTAATATTTGAATTGAATCAGCAACAATGTTTGCTTCTGACTCAGAAAGATTTCGAATACTACCGGTGTTGTTATCAAAAACCCCGGCACCTTTTTCTTTTAAGGTTCTCAAATTGTTAAGCGCATGTCGCTCGGCGCGAGTCATGCCATAAAATCCGTCAAGTAAGTCTTGGATTTGATTCAGTTTTCCGTAAATGTAATTTAAATCAAACGGTTCTACTGGAGGAAAACTTACAGGAGGTGGCTGTCCTTGTCTTTGTGCGTCTCTTATTTGAGCTAATGCATCGGCATCAATTTTGTTTTTTGTTTCAGAAAAACTGCTTACGATGTCGAACAAAGCACTGACATTTGCAAGCTGAACACGAGGCACTAAAAGATCGACTTGATTCTTATAAAAATCAAGAAAACTATCTAATCCCGACTTTTCAGCAGCGGTAGCAAGCTTGTCTGGTATCGAGGCAATTTCACGAGTCCACTTTTGCCACTCTGAAACAAGCGCTGGGTCTGCATTTTTCTTGTTGAATCGGGGGGGGTTCACCTCAAACAATTCAGCAATTTTTTCGAATGCTGCTTTCATTGGCAACAAAACGCTTCTGTTCGAAAATTTTTGTATAAATAGTTGCGTGTAACCAGGGTGAATAGAGTTTCGATCCACTCTATTCAGCGGGTTGGCTTCTATGTCCTGAGCCACTTGAAGCACCCGCATATATTCGTTGTGAGACAATATTTTAAGGTTTGCGTCTGGGTCTAACAAAGCCAATGGTAAATCATTGCTTTGCGGGCTTGCAGCAAGCTCTTGAAGCAACGTCTTGAGTCCAGCACGCTCACGATCATTCAATATCAAAAATTCAGTCGTATAAAGCAATTCATCAATTGCTTCATCAAATCGAGTGCCTACTGGCATTTGTGTGCTGGCCTTGATTCTTTCTCGAAAAGCACTGATGTCAGCATCGGTGACGTCTGATATGCCATCGAGATCGTATAAGGCGGTATATCCTTGTTCAGATTTTTGATAGTTCCTTTGATTAAGTCGATCAGCAAGTTGATCTGGAGTCGACCCCAAAGCGTCTGTCAGCCGTCTCTTGGCTGCCTCTACAATCGGCGCCACTCTATAGTTAGGCACAATATATTTGCCTCCAGTGCCTACAGAGGCTTGGTTTTTTGCACCAAACGGATACGTCAATGAGCTTTCAGCACCAGCAATTCTTTTGCGGAATGGTTGAACCTGAATCAAGCTCAGCAGCTTACGACCAACTTCGAGTGGATCATAGTAAAAGTCGGCGTATACCTGCCTTGGAATGCGCGTGCGCTCACCAGTACGAGGATCGACTTGAATCTCAACTCTAGTTTGAGTTTTTTGCCCCAAAAAAGCCCGCAAAGTTTGCTCGTCCATGTTCATTTCTTGAGCACCCTCTGCTTGTTTGGTTTTCTTTGGTCGAGCTTCGGTGGCACGCTCTAAAGCATCACTTGATACAAATATTGCTTCGGCTCTCCGCCTTCTTGCTTTTTCAGTGAATCCTTCAACAAAACGCCTATCCGATGGTAGTTCTCCAAACTCAACGTCCCAAAACTGACGGACTTGTTTGGGTAAAACACCCGGTTGCTTACGAAGCCGTGAGTAAAACTGGTGAAGCTTCATCCAAAGTTGGTCTATGAGTTTTGCTACGTACCCGTTTGGTGAGTCTTTTGTTCTCCGGTAATACTGCCAAGCATCGCTGAGTTGTGTCGAACCTTCAGATGTCAAAGTGCGGACGCCATTTTCATCCACATTATGATCAAACATGCGGATGAGTTTTTGAGAAAATTCAGGACCCATAAGAGAAACCATAAAGTCTGCATTTGCAGACCAAAGGTCGCCCATATCACCCGATCTAAAAAGGGTAATTATTCGCTTACCTGTGTTCTCATCGTATTCAAACGCTGACCTTCTCACACCATCACGAGCAGTAAATCGAGTGTCACCATCAGGCTCGTCTAATCGCAGCCGAACCAATCCGTCCGTAGTATCAAGACGAACTTCTAAATTTTCTATGACTTCTTGAGCGTTAAAAAATCGGGTGTTTGGTGATGAAGCAGCAGTAAATGCTTGAGATTCTATTTGAGCCAAAAACAAAGATGAGTCATTAGGTGATATCAAACCCTCTTCAACCATTCTGTTCAAATTAGACTGGATGGTTTTGTAGGCTTTTGATGACTTGAAAGTGCGAACGGTGTTTGTTCCGAATTTTCTTACTATTTTTTCAGCTTCTTTGCTTAGCTCAATGCTGTCATCAGTAGACTTTGCAAACGCCAAAAAAATGGCATCAGGATCCAATCCGGCCTGTAGTGCAAGTCTTCGAAAAAGACGAGTTTCTGCTGCAGTCATTTTTTCGAGTGGGTTCAAACCCTTGTTCAACATTCGAACTGCTGCTTCTTCGTGTAGCTTTTGTCGGGCCACAACCGGGTCTACATTTACATCCTCTACAACGCCAGCGAGCAACTCTTGCTTAGCTATCTTACGGCCTACTCCCGACCCTCTTGCTACAAAGCCGGCATACGCCGCATACGGAGAGTTGCCAGCCAGACGTAAACCTTTACCAAGTACTTTAAATATTGGCCTTTCTACGTTTATATTTTCAGTCAAAAACCCGGCTGTAGACAAAATGTTGTACTCAACGTCTCCTGGTTGATAACCATAAACTCTGGCAATTTCTTGGGCGGCTATGTGTGGGCCACCCAAACCGCTTTTCATGCGAGCATCAATTTTTACCAACAGGGGCAAACCCGGCTCTCTAATACCTCTATCGAAAGCTCTATCTGCCCTTGACTCGCCATATATTTCATTTGGAACACCGTAATTAATGACTAAGTCTTGAAGCTTTTCACCGACATGGAATGCAGTTTCGGTCAAACCTGTCATGATCCAGTTTGCCCAGTTCATTATTTCGGCGCCCTCGGCCCTTTTGTACAAAGTGCCGTGACCCTCTACATACACAGGAGTCTGTGTAAGATCGAAACCCTCTCTTTCTAAAATACGAGTTGCTCTACCTCCGGTTTTTTCATCAATAAATGTAATAGTATCTTCTGCCCAATCTTTGATTGTTTCAAACTTAGGCATCGTAGATTCAACAATGACATCAAATCCGGGTGAGTTTTTAAATAAACCAAGTTGAACCGCGTTGATAGAGTTTTGAATTTCAGTGTCTGATCTTTGCTCATGCACAGCCAAAACAGCGTCCGCAAAATTTGGCGGAATCGTTGAGTTAGACATCATGGGGCCGTTGGGATCTATTGTGCGAGCTAAAGTTTTGAACTTTTGCAGATCAGGCATCTCTCCTCGTATTGAGGGGTGCAACTGGTTGTACGATAGGTTTTGTACAAGGTTCAGAACTTGAGGTTTGATTTCTTCCTCTGTAGATATTTTGTCTTTTACTTGAATGAATTTATCCAAGGCCAACCAATCCGAATCTGTTGGTTTTTGCGCACGAGAAAGAAGGTCTTGCTCTTCTTTCTTTTGGTACATCATTTCTTTTCGAACTTGCGACCGCATGGCCTTGTATTCATCGGTACGGCCAATCTCATCTTGGATTTCTCGCAGCCCCAAAAAAAACTCATCTCCAATATTGTTGACAACATTTCGAACGGTTTCGTCGCCCGCAATGAGAGGTATAAAGGCTTCGGGGCCAATTATATCTTGGCTTTCAAGCTCTTCTTCGACCTTACGAATATATTCAGACCCCTTGTTTGAAATGTCTTTCAATTCGTTTATTTTATTTTTCTCTCTCCACTCATATGATTTTTCCACACCTAAATATTCTGCCAAAGAAACGACGTTAGTAACGATCAAGTCTCTCGCTTCAGGTGAGTTTACGATTAAAAAAGAAGCCAAATCATCTGGGATACCCATCACAGTCCAAGTTCTACGAACGAGGTCCATTCCGTAATCAAGCTCGTTATAATCTTCTGGTAAAGACGCAGCGCCAGCAACGCCTATTGTAGCAGCGGTGCCGATACCTCCAGCAGCCGCTCCCCCCAGCACTCCGCCCAACAACACCCCACCTACGCCTCCAGGGGATCCAGCAAGCCCGCCAAACACAGCACCGGCTCCAGCAAGGTACTTTGTTGCCTCTTTGAGCGTTTCATTGTCGGGAACAAAATATGGCCTTTCACCAACATTAGGAGGCCTTACAAGTTCGCCTTCTGTAGTAATAATTTTTTGTTCAATCAGTTCAGATTGCTTCGGCAGAGTTCCTGGGTCTGGGTCAGATGTAAATAAACCTCTCACCTGATCGATATAGCTCACGCCCTCTGCAGCTTTTTTAGATGCCTGCTCCTGCAGCTTATACGCTGGAATAGTTCCTTCGTTACCGGACCTTTTTACCATTCTACCTATGGATGGTGAAAAAAATCCGCCTGAGTCGTAAGCCCCTGAAAAGACACCCGCTTTGTCGAGAACTGTTCCGTACTCTTTGCCTTTCTCGTAATCAGTGCCCAACATGGTCGCGAAAGTGCGTTGATTTAGCTCTTCTACTTCGGCCTCGGGATAATCTTCAGCAAGGCCACTAAAAACCATTTCGAAGTATGTATCTGCGAGTTCGTCCCGCTTTTCTAACAATACATCGGTAGGCTCATTTAAATTAAATACGTCTTCTGGGGTTGATCCTGGCGGTATAGACATGCCGTCGTTTTCGTTTTCTTCGGCCATTTTAAACCCATTTTAGAATGTTGATTTTAATAAAAGATCATCGCTCAGGCTATATTTTTCAAAAACATCTGGCAACGCTTTCATAGGGTCCATCGGTTGAAACTTACCATTAGACATAGTTCCAATTTCGAAATGCAGGTGTGGGCCTGTTGAGCGTCCGCTGGATCCAGCAAACATTATTACGTCACCTGCTTTTACTTTTGTCCCTATGTTTATTTTTTGAGGGATTGATTCACCGTGATAGTATTTTGATATTCTGCCATCGTCGTGCATTATCTCAACAAATCTACCACGACTATCGACAGAATCTTTTTGAACCATAATTACGGTGCCGTCCATAACAGACATAACCTCAGTGTTGTCGTCTGCTTTTCTTGCACGCAAGTCTATCCCCTGGTGATCTCCTCCTCTTGATTCATACACGTCAGTGATCACCAAACGACCCTCTCTGTCCGGTCTTGTGGGCGGCACAGCGTAAGGCTCCATTAAGTCTTGTTCTGCACCCTCCGCCATGATGTTGATAAGTTCGTCCTGGCTTTTTGGAGCATTGGGGTTGCCATTCTCTCCGGTGTTGACATTCTCTACGGTTTTGGGTTTTCTCAAATCAACAGGAGTATTTGATCCACCGGCGCGCTTAAATCCACCAGCCGTCGATACATCTGGCTCTATTGACTCTGTAGCGGTTCGTTTTTGCAAAACGCTATTTTCTACCCGTCTAGCCAATTCGTCAGGTAAGTCTAAGTTGCTTTGTAATATTTTTAGCCTTGCAGTTACATCGTCGCTAAATTGAACTTTACCTCCGCTTAGCTCTGCTCTTGCGTCTGTAACATCAAAAATATTATTCAACGCCTGGGTATAGATTTGAATATTTCTGCCCATTCTCTCATCTGAAATATTAGAAGGGGGTTGCGGAGGCGGTGCTGCAGCAACTTTCGGAGGCGGTGCTGCACGGCGTTTCGGGGGCGGTGGTGCTGTAGCAACTTTCGGAGGCGGTGCTACAGGGGGTTCCGAAGTTGTCTCGTCTTCAAGACTTGCAACCACTTGTGGTGGTCTCTTTGTACGAGATTGAGCAGTAGCTGCTGGTGTACCAGACAACGTTTTTCCAATATTTTCTCCAGCGTTTGGATCGAATCTGGTAGCGATAGATGTACCTAAAAAATCTTTATAATCTGACGGTAAATCAGGAGGCGGTTCGCCTCTTGTCCCTATTCGATTTGTAGCTACTAGAGTGCCCTTTGGGGTTGTTTCGGCTGGAGACCCTGTTGGGGCTGGGTCTGTTTTGATTTCCAAATCATAACGACCATATCTCTTATCAAAATCGTAACCACTTGGGCTTTCAGTTCGTTCAATATTCAAAGAGGCCAATTTCGCCTGATTAAGAATATCATTTATTGTGTCCTCAAGATTGTCGGATTCACTTTGCACCAAAAGCTGGGATCCAGAAAAACCTAAAACTCGTTCCCGAATATTGTCGGCATCTTTTTCGCTCCGAACGTTATCTTCTCCCAACGAATCTGGGTGACTCAGAAAGTTCATAAGCTCAATGTTTTTAGCCAACAAATCAGGATCTTCTAAATTTATGTCCTGAACATACTCAGACACACGTCTACCATCAAATCCGATTCGTCCTTTGGTTGCGAGCAACAGGTTTTTTAGCCTCTGTTTTCTAATGGCTGGAAAATTGGTTTTGGCGGCGTTTTCGGTTTCTTTTATCGCGACCAATCCTAGAATAAAATCTTTTGGGAATTTTCGACGAACCTCTTCCGGCAAACTATTAAAGCTTTCGACTAATTCAATAGGGTCTATTTTAGATTCATTGTTTGATGCTTGCTCAAACCTTCTTACTATGGCCCTTATTACAGGCACTCCAGGGTTACCGAAAGATTCAGCAGGCTTACCGGGGGTGAGTCCACTTGCCGCTATTTGTCTACCCAGACCTATATCATCCAGGTCATCTTCCTCTTCATTCGCTAACTCGAGATCAAGTCTGTTTTGTTTAAACTCAATGTCAGGATCTGCCTGGGATTCATCTACTACAATTTGATCCGCAGCAGGTGAAAACTGAATGTCTGATGCCTGTTCTTTACGCTCTGGCATCTCAGGAATAAAATCAGCAAAAGACCCCGTGAAACCTATTGCTCCACGAAACCCCGGTGAGGGATAGATTGGGTGATTGAGCAAAGCCAACATCGATTGACTTGTTCGCTCTGGCAATGATCTCAGGAGTAATTTTTGTTGTTCTTCGACCTTTTTCAGCTCACCTTTAATGGCTTCAATACGTTTTGTGTCAGCATCACTTAAGGTTGTTGTTGCAGAAACCCCACCATACAACTCGGGGAAAGCTTTTTGTTCAGCAATTTGAAAAAGTTTATCTTCCTTTGTTGCTTTGGGCCGCGCTTTTGTTTTTGGTAACAACAAGCCTAAACGGTCTGCATCAGAAGGAATCGTTTTTACTTGATCAGTGGTGTAAGGGTAAAAATATGATATAAATTCATCTATGTTATAATCGTCAGTTATTTGTTGAGACTGATCTGGAAAAAACTCTCTAGCTTTTTCAACAAACCTGTTTTGTATTTTATTTAAAATATTTGATTTTAAATTATCACTAATTTCAGTATTATCATTTATCTCATCAATAAAGTTTTTATATGCAAAAAATAAACCAGAATCTGTTGGCGCTTTTTTAGCTGTTTTTCCTAAAAAATTAAGATTAGCAAGATTGCTGTCCATTTTTTTTACAAACTGTTCAGCTCTTCCTTCTTCTGAAATTTGTTTGTTTCTTAAGTTTGCAAAAGCACCGGTCATATCCTCAGTAACATTCGCTGCAGAATTTCTTGTCTTATTGTTTTTGGTTAGCAATAGTGTCAAATCAGAGGTTAATTTTTCGTTCCAGTTATCTAATTTTGTTTTATTTTTTTGTTTCTCACTGCGAAGCCGCATGTACGCTCTTTTGTCTGCCTCAGAGCCCGTAGATGATCTACCATAGGATCTCGATTGAGCAGAAATCAACAACCTTTGTAGCGTTCTTTTTTCACTGTCCAAGGCATTAAAACGAGTCATTGCCTCTCTATATCTGGCCTCACTTTGACTATAAGAAGCTTGTGCGGTTCCTCGAGAGAGTTCGCTAATTTTTGTATATGCATCTCGGCCAGACATTATAAACCTCTATTTGCTTAGATAAAAAACAAGTAACTTGTCGCCACTTGTAGCGGTGCCGCCAGTGTTAGATATTGTATCTGCTTTTTTAATTGAAAACTCAGATGTCAGGTCAGTTAACAGGCCAGAAGTGCCATTTTGTTCAAAAACACATATGAGTTCATCAATTGGTTTGATGCCTGAGACTGTATGATTCCCAGCACTGCCACCATTTATTAAAGACGCTTTGATCGCGTTTGTGATTTTTGATCCCGTTATTGAATTGTCTGCAATCATTTCAGAACTGACAAAGCCGGGAGAAAAAAGACTTCTCAGTCCGCTTTTCACAGAAAAAACAGCGTCCGGTATTACTGACCTTAAAAACGAAGCAGAAAACGATTCTGCGGCAAAAATTCTTTGGATGAACGTTTCTGTGAATGAAGAATCGTTGATTTCGTTAATATTTAAACGGCTTTCTACCTGGATTCGTCTGGTTTGTCGTTCAACTTTAGCGGGCTCTGGCCTTAGCCTGGGAACATAACGACCATTTTTCCATGGCATTTTATTAGATTTCATCCAAAGGTGGAGTACGAATTACATCCAAAGGCTTAACACCAATCTTTGGTGAAAATGGTGTTGTTGGTTGGGCAGCACCAGTAAGTTGAGCGAGTTCGGACCCAAAAGTTTGTGATGGCATCCCCAGTTGTTGAGCCCTTTTTCTGGCCTGTTGTTCTTTGAATGCGTTTAAACTTTTGGCTCGCTTTTGGGCTTTTTCGATTGCCGAAGCAACCCTTTCTTCCCCTCTGCCTGTTTTTTCAAATCTCTCAGACAAGCGTCTTGCTCGCTTTGTGGACCTCAACGCTTTGTCTTCGAGCTTTCTTTCTGTCGTCTTGGGCTGTATAAAGCTTGCTACGCCTTCCGCTGCAGTGAAAGCAATATCGAATGGCTTTCTCGCTGCTAATATTTTTTTCTCTGACTCAGCCTGTTGTTTAGCTCTTTCAATCTCAAATTTTGTAGGCAATAACTCGGCAGTTCTCATCGCATCGGTCTTCATTGCTTCTGTTAATCCCTCGGTTCGAGGTTGCTCTACAGACTGTTCATAAGCCCGTTGTACGTTTTGCAGTAATTGAGCAGCATCTTCTGGACTTTGAACAGTTGCAGCCAGTGTGCGACCAGTGTCAGTAACAGCCTGTGATGCACCAAAATTTTGAGATGGCAACTCAATCTTTTTATCCATTGCTTGTGATATTTGAGACAACTGGTCTTTACTTAAGTTTACAGTGTCTGTCAGTTGTTGCTCTTTAGCTGAATAATCTGACAAAACATTAAAAAATTCCTTACCAAGACCAAGGAGGCTTTTGCCTAAAAACATAGCCTCTTGACCCCTTTGGCCCCGTTTCTCTGCGTCAAATGATTCAAATAGCGCTTGATCGTCTGGGTTAGTAATAGACATTTTAAACTCCTATAGAAACGTTTTTCTGCCGTACGTAACGGCTAAGTAGTTGTCGTACGGCGTTCCTGGTCCTGCTGCCATAGCTCCACTGAGGAGAGTGTCGTCTATAGCGACCATGGGTGGAGGCAGGTCTCCTTGGTCTTTAGCTGCTCTTGCGGCTATTCTTTTGTTTTCAGCAAGTTCTCTTCTTTGCGCCTTGTCTACGGCGGCTTGCGCATTTTTCGCTTCTACTTCCTGTTTTTTACGGAGCTTTTCAGCTTCTTTTTCTGCATCTTTTTGAGCTTTTTGTTGAGCTTTGGCTCCAAAAAAGCCCGCAGCCCCACCAGCTATACCTCCAATCAGGGCTGTTATTGGCGCGGCAGGGCCACCAACCGCAGCGCCAATCCCCGCTCCAGCGGCAGCACCACTTACTGTGCCTCCAACTACTTCAGTATCCATGAAAACCTCATATTTATCATATCACTTGTGGTGGCAATCAACTATGAAGTTGCGCTCATCAAACACGACATGTCTAACATTTACGTCGTCTTCACCCTTCAGCCTGTAACAAAAACGGTAAGAAATTTTATTTTCTCCAACATTTAAATCTATAAGTCGAGCAAAAGAGTGTTGTTGTCGTCTAAAATTATATGCTTGTTGGCCTCGAGAGTATATTCTTCTCCGGGTCTGCTCGACAGGCTCACCATTCAAGAAAAGCATAGTTTCGCCTATTACTCTGCCAGTTAACAGCACCCTGGTCTGCGCAGCGTATTGACGATCATGGAACCAAACTGAATTATCTCTCTCGTTATATCCAAAATCATCAAACTTCATTCTTCGAACATTTTGAAAGCCGTCAGCGCCTTCTTGGTCCATTACATAAAAACTGCCAATGACATGAGCAGTAGCATTTGAACGCTCATTAAAAACGGTTGCAGACATTCCCTCTATCGGCTGCCAAGCAGTTGTTTTCTTTTTTGCTGCTTCATGGCTATACGATCCAGGTAAATTTACGCTGCCGGAAGATTCGTGTCGATAATACCGATCAAGCATGTTTCCGCGTCTAGACCGATAAGTGGTGTTCGAGGACACCGCCTCAATTCGAGGGTTTGGTGATCCGTAAAATTCAGGTTTTTCGATGTGCTCAGATGTAATAAATTCTCTTTCCTCGAAATCTTCTTCTGGATCAATGCCGCCATTAACGAATCTTTGAAGCTCCTCGAATCGCTTTCTAAACTCGGAAGCATCAACAAATTCACCCGGTGAAACATCTTTAAAAATGGTTGGATCTATTGGCATGTCTACCTTTTTATTTGATATCCATTGAGATTGAAGTCGGTCAAAGAAAAATCTATAAATTTAGGTGGTAGACACCCACCTGCCCACTCTGCCCTTGTGCCTTTTTGTTCTGTTCCAGAAAATCCTGAATCAAAACCCCACGCCTGACACCAAACAGCGTATTGCACAGATTTAAAACCATGAACATCATGAGATGCTTCAGATCGAGTAAATTCATGAAAAAAAGCAGTTGTGTATGAAACATCATTGATCATAGAAAGGGTCTCTTTGCGATCATATCGAGTTTCGATATCTACCTCACCAAACAGGGTTGTGTTGTCTCTATATGGGAAAGGGTTCGTGTAAAGCTTCTCTCCTTCGTATGCAGGTGGAGGGGGCGGTGGTCCATAAGTGCTTCCTTCAATCATAGAGCCCGTGTGTCCCTTGTGAAGGGTGTTTAGCGTATTGATGGCGTTAGCGTCATCTGTTTCAACAAATGGTTCCTCTAAGAACACCCTAAATGCACCAGCATTAAAACCCAATTCGAATGTGGTTGATGAACCACTCGAGTCACTAGGAACTTTATCACTAAACGCTAATTTAAATTCTTGAAGGGTAGATGGAATCGCTTTCCACCCAGTCGACAAATCGGCGTTATTGGGATCAGGTTCAAACTCAAAATTGTATCGATAAGCTAAAAAAACTCTAATACATGGGTTGTTGCCGCCCCAAAAAGTTCGAGCACCAACATCGGGCACTCTAATTCGACAGCTAGCTCTTAAGAAAATACCGAATTTATCTCCGCTTTTTTCATCGTAATGAGATGGATTTTCTATATTACTAAAACCAAAGTCAGAAGACCAAGCGTCATCAGTTGTTGAAAAGCTCGTGCCAAAAACAATGCTATTTTTTTCGGGCCAATGCACCTTAGTTGGTACCTCAAAAATTGATTCGTAGGGTCTCCTAATATCAGTACCGGGTGTAGGAACAGTTATGTTCGAATATCTAATGCTTGCTGTTTTTCCGAAAACAGAGTTTTCTTTTATATGTAAATTGTTTATTGCCTCTTCAGATAAATTTTCTTCATTTATTTTTAAAGATCTAAATGAATTTTGCATTTCATTAAAGCTTTCACTTGTGATTTCATCACCAGATTTAAATTCATTTATTTTTAATGTGGACATTATGCTTTCCTGTATTGAACAACAAGGTTGGAGTTTGTAATCGTGCAACCTATGCCACTTTGAAATGTGATTCTTTTACTTCCGCCGGGGTCTTGGTAATGGTCAGCAGCTACAGAGACCTTAAAATTTCGAAACTCAGGAATCGGAGATAATCCATCTTCTCCAGCTATAGCGATGTTGCCTGAAAATTTCGCAGCATGATCTCCATCGAATGGTTCCGGCGGCGATTCACCCTCGGTAAGCAACCCTGCACCTAATCCGATTCTACTAGACTTAGTCGACTTTACTGTAGCGGCCCGAACAGAGGAGGAAATCGTATTTTTACCAGCAACTATCGGTATGGCCCCGCACAAATGTATTCCATGTCTTTCATTGCCATTGAATAACCATCCGCTTGTACAAATATCAATACCGTTGACTTCTACTTTAAATGCGACACCATGAACATCTATAGGCTCAGGATGCCATCGACCTTGAGGAAAATTCCCATAGTTCATCAGCAGTCCTCCAGTGTAGTAGTTCACTATTTTGAAGTGTGGACGTGGATGTTCTCTGAGTAAAAGCACTCTACCCGGCGGAAAGGCTGGGCCTCCAGAAACGGCACTCCATCCACCGAACGGCTTTTCAAGATTAAAAACTTGCGGCCTTTGGTAGTAACCATCGTAAGGATCCTGAAAAGGGTAGTAGTATTTTTCCTCCATAGACATCATGCGACTTATGTCTGTGTAATCTCGAGCGCCGTTGCCTTCCCAAACAAATGCAACACTAAAGTCGACTATTGCCCAGCCATCCGCTTCGGCTCTGAATTCAACAGAGGGCATTTTGTTTCCGTCGTCGTCCTCCTTGATGTAACCAGTCGTTGAGTGGCTAACAGAAAGACCAGAAACGGAACCTTCTAAAGTTCCAACGTCATCAAAATTAGATTGAAAAACTTCATTGAAACACTGATCAGATAGAAACCTTTTATCAACTTTTCCGTCAGCAGAACTGGCCTTAATATTATCCGAGTCGATGTTTCCGTTTATTTCATCAACAAATTCTTTGAGGTTCTCGTTCAAATCATCAGGATGAACGATTTCTAAGCCGTCAGGTCGTCTTCTTGGAAATTTTATTGCCACAATTAAACCCTGTTGCTCTTTAAAGCGTCTGTAAGGCTTCTAATTTTTCGTTGTTCTCCAACCTTCAGGTCCACGCTGTAACCAACAATAGCCAATCGATTTGAAAACAAATTAGAATCATCTTGAGTAAATTGTATTGAAAACTCATTTGTCAAAGCCTTATGCATGTGGCTAACATCGAAGCGTATTACCACAGGCCTATAAAATCCAAATTTGTCGCCATTGTCGAATTTAGCAAAATTGGAAAATGTTTGGCCATCAACCGATGGACTTAAGGTTACATCACCAGTAAAGCCAGAGCCCTTAAAGGGGTAAATTTCGTCTATCCCACCATAATATGTGCTTAGGTGCTCAGATTGATCATGGTGCTGTTGGATCATTCCCTTATTTTTATCTAAGGAGACAAGTTCAGATCTATTTACCTTGAAGTTAAGTTTTATCTCGTTGTCCCCATAAGCAACAGCATATACATTTATATAACCAACCTGAACCGCTGAATATACTTCATTGAATGAAAATGGAGCAGTTTCATATAGTGGAAAATCTAAAACAGAACTATACTTTGGAATAATTTCAGTTCTACCTGAGTACCCAGACTCAGAACCTTTTTCATTTTTTATCCTAAAGTAATCGCTTAAAACATGAATCCCATATTTGGTTTCATCGTGAGAACCAAAAAATACAAATGGAGTTCTACCGCGAACCTCAGTGGCACAAGATATTGGATAATTTTCTCTTATACTCCAAGATCCGATTTCATAGTGCCAAACCAACAATAAGTTATTTAACTTACCTAAAGTTGGAACACATAGTAAATATTCTTTATTTTGTTTATTCAGTGCGCCTACAGAAAATTCAGAAGATGTAGTGCAAACACTACTTAAAAGTTCTTTGATTGGAGTGCTCAAATCAACGATTTGAGTTGGTGCATTGGTATCTTCAAGCATACCCTTGATGACGAAGACGCCAGAAGCACTCAAAAACATTAACCCCGTGCCAGGGACATCTTTAACAGAGTTTGGTGCAATACAGCCGACATCTCGAGTTAAAGTCTGTAAAACAAATCCTGTTTGAGGAGATCCTTTAACAAAATAAACGCCGTTCTCTTTGAAAACAATCAAGGCATTTGTTGATGCATACAAGCCTGTAATTTGTCCAGCCTCCGCATCCCCAATGTCAAAAAGATTGTCTTTAGGAAATATTTCCGGCATCCCTGGAGCGCTAAATCGAAGAATATTGTCACTCATTCCAGCAACAAATACAGTATTTTTAAAGCTGGCTATATATTTGGCGCCAGTAGGAAACTCTCCAAAATCTTCAGGATCTCTAATGGAGCCTAAGTTGTCATCACTGAGCCCGTCTTCAATAACTGTCGTTTCGTTGTCTTGTATTTCTTTAACAAAATGAAAGTTTGTCGCATTGCCAACACTTAAGGCGTTGCCGTAGTCATCCAACAGATCCATCGTTCGATAAAGCCTACGTGCAACTACGTTTTCATCTCCAATCGGAAGAGTCACACTTACAAATCGTCGCATGCCCGCAGCACATTCGAACCTGCAAACTTGGCTTGGCTCTGACATGGGGCTTTCTTGTCCACGACTATTCACAAAAGTAACTTTGTATTGATATCCACAAGGCTTTGCATCCAAATACAAACGCCTATTGATGTTGTCTTTGTTTTGTTTTTTAGCCGTTTCATTTAGAATTGCGCCTTTGGGACTCAAGCTTCCCAGGCCTTGACCCTTTATTTTTGTTCCTAAGAAATATGGTTTTTCAGGTTCTTCATTATAAAGAGCAATGTCGTAATGTGCTCTAAATACGACTGTGGGTGATGGAGCACTTGGCGCCCCACCAAAGCCCGCTCTGTACACTCTTTTTCCATCAAAAACTATCGGGTCATCATGACCATTGACCATATACAGTCGACTGCCAAACGCAACGCTTTGAGTTCCTACTGATGCAGATTTTGGAACAAATCTTTTAATACCAAGTACTGTGTTGCCATTGTAAATCCTTCCATCGATGTATTTGAGAAACCTAAAGGGATCAACTGTGTCAATCCTGTCCCATGTGTGTGGAGTAATTACATTAAGCTGCCCCAACTGATTTTCAAAAACGATAAATCGTTGAGCACCGTTATGTCTAGTGAAGTAATGTATCGAAGTTACATTGCCATTAGGAAGGTCCCCTGGAGACCAATCATACGTAGATCCAGTGATCAGGTCATAGGAGCCAGCGACTTTCCACCCATCACTGCCGCTCCATGTCATTTCTTTTATGAGTGCGGCTGAATCTGCGGTGGTTCTCCATCGCTGGTCCATACCTCGAAGGCGGGCCACCTCAAAGCGTTGTGTTTTCATGATTTACTCGGTATGCCAAAACGTTCACGATCTGCCATGGCTCGGTCAAAACCTCGCCTAATGTACATCCTGTCTGTACGAGACAGGTACTTACTTTTCATTCTTTCAAGCAAATCCTTAGCGCGAGCCTCATAAATCTGACTGTAGGCTGCCATGCCATTTTGTAGGGCTATGTCTTTCAATGCAGCATAGACTAAGTAGTGATGATATTGCACGGGCCACTGAGGGGCATCAGCCTCAGTAACAAGCCTGAAAGGTCTACGATGATACCTCACCTCAACGGCATAGTCACTTGATGGGGTATACCAAAACCGCAAATGCTGACGAGGTCCTGTTTCGAACAGCCGATCATGCTTGTATACATCCCCATCTGGATCTACAAATTCTCTCAAAACGCTCGAAGTAGACGTTGCCGATGGATGCCCAGCAACCGTTCTCGCGGTAGTAGACAACTCCTCTCTTCTATCGAAAAACTGTTCCTCATAATCTTCAAGCGTGGCTATGTGTCTCCAGTCTCCTTCTTCTTTGCTTCTGAATGAGGCTGACATGTCTTTGGGATTAGTTTTTGGAGTAATGATTCGTCGATAAAGCTTTTTGATACGACCAGTCATTCTCGTAATAGTTTCCTCGTCCCCAGGAAGTCTACTTCCTGCAGTATTGATAAGGTCGCTTACCTTGATGATGGCCTTACTGACGCCCACAGTGGTGACTGAAACTGGAGACGGTGCGCTTTCTTGTCCACCATACAAATACGTATAGCAATACTCAACCGTTTGGTTTTGTGCAAATAAAGCTCTATTTGATGTAGGGTCATCTTCTTCGCTTTGAACGGTGAGCAAAGGCGCATAGCTTGGGGCTCGAATAGAGAAATGCATTTCCTCTATACTTACAAAAGGCTCGCCTGTATCTGAATCATCAAGGTAAAGGTTTTCTTCTTTACGGGCATCTAAGAACATAAACCGACCACGATTTGGTGCGGTTGTTACTGAAGTTGTAGATCGATCTACAGGGGTTTCTCCATCAAGCTCTGTGTGCGGTACAGTTTCGGAGTGTACCAGCCCTCGATCCATGATTCCCAAAACCTCTACGCAGTCTTTCGGCATCGGATAGCTGATGTATTTAATTTCCCAGGAAGTATAGTTTCCCGTGCCCAGCGCGTTGTCTAAAACGATTGTTCGAGCATCAATTCGTCGAGTGATCAAGTAGTTCACGTTACTGATAACAAGGGTCTGACCCTCTACATCAAACGGCAGGTTTTTGATTCCTGATCCAGATGGAAGTGTAGCTACCCTTGATCCATCCCCGGACAAAATATCTGTTGCGCTTCCTTTGATTGGAGCACGCAACATCAGCTTTCCTCTTTCCTGCATAAACAGCCACTGATATTGACTCGAAACCTGAAGGTAGTGCCTATTGACAATACGAGTCACGCTATCGCTGTATTGTTTCAAATCTGGGTTGTAGTCCAACGCAGAGTTGATTTCTTCGCGGATTTCTTTAAGATTCACGTTGGGCTCCAAAAAAGAAAACGGCTGCTGAGACAGTATACCCCAGCAGCCGTAAATGGACCGAGGTCCGGTAGCGAATATGGCTTAGAAGTAGCCTTGGTCTGCAATAATCACACGATTTGTAGCAGCATCTACGCTGGCGCTAGATCCGTCGCTTGTGATGTAAATTCCACATGGCGAACTGGCATCACCACCAGCAGCAGCAGATGCTTTTCCTGCGGTTGTATCACACGCAAGAGCCGCACCAGCAGCAACACTGCCGGTCATGTTAGCAAAATCACAGAGTCCAGCAGTCTGAACAACAAGGTTGCCAGCAGCCGTCTTTGTTTCGGTAGCGATACCAAACGCTGTAGCGTCAAGACTACTTCCTGCGTATTGCTTTACAGATGCACCGCGACCATTTGTGGTGTCTGCAAGGTCAATTACAACCCAATCACCCTTGGTAACTGCACCAGTGCAGTACAAAGTTACAAACTTCTTCGGAAAATTGTTGTCGCCATCGACACCATCGATTTTATGAATTGCCATGTTGTCCTCCCTCTTTTGACTAAATGGCTATAAAATAGGGTGGGGATCACCGCGACCCCCACCCAATCAGGATGACTTAGAAAGTTTCCAAGTCGAATGCTACACCGCTTGAACCAAGGTGCTTGGCGATCAACTGACCACGGCACCGAAGCTTAGCAGCACGAACATCGTACTCACCCGACACAGTCTCGAAGTCCGAGAGGTCGAAGTAGCCCTTTGGATCCCAAAGAGTGTAGATGTCGTTCATGTTCAAGAAGTAGAAGCTAATGGGGTCTCCACTTGTTGTTCCACCACTGTTTGGCATGTTGAACTCAACGTTGATTGGCACACCGTCGAACATTTCAACCATGCGTCCACCATCAATTTGAGATTGGTCCACATAGCGCTCGTGAGCCTGAAGAGCACGCTTCAAGTTCTTGAATCCAGCGCGAGACGCAAGAATCACGTTAGGCGGGCCAGAAGGTGAAACAGCGTTGATTTCAACCTTAAGGTCGTAAAGACCAGCAAGGCCGTTGGAGTTGAAAGATGCTGAACCATCGAAGGCTTGGTTTTGCCAACCAGTCTTTGTCAGGTAGTCACCCTTATCAACACCACCAACTGCGTTGACCTGTGTTCCTGCTGCGCCGATTTCAAGGAATCCTTGGTGGTCCCCTGTAGTGACATCAGCACCATTCAAGGTATTCCAGTCTTCCCAGCCAGTTTGGCCACCAGCAACGATTTGCTTGACGAACTCACGCTTCATGGCGTTAGCGGTCATCATGACGCGGCTTTCAAGGATTGAAAGAACAGCAGCATCACCCTGGTTGACCATTTCTTCTTCAGAGGAAATAGCGACGGGGCGAACAACGTGACCAAAATCGTATTGTGCAGGCACGAACACGTCTTCGACACTCAGGTCGATGCGCTCAAAACCGGTTTGCATACGAGTTGTGGAAGAGTGCTCTCCAAAGCCAAGAGGAACTACAATACGGGATCCACCAGACTGAACTGGTTTACCGGCACCGTGAATGCGCTCTTGAGCATCGAGGAAGGCCACTGATTCGTGAACGTTGTCACGAAAGTCCTTCATCAGGATATGCATGGTGGTGGAAAGCAATTCGTTTCCAATAGTAAGTTGTGTAGTTGCCATTTTTGGCTCCTATTAGCGGTTGTTAGAGAAGGCTTTTGCAGCTTCGGGGTTTGACTGTAGCCAAGCAGCAATCGAAGCTGCACCTTGCTTCTTGACATCAGGGGGAATCTCAGCAGAGTCGGGTGACCCGCTTACAGAACTACGTTGAACACGACGAGCGGCGTCTGCGCGAGCGCGACGTTCCGTTTCAGCGCGTTTTCTTTGCTCATTGACAACTTTCCTTGCCCGAACAATTTCGTATGCATCTTGGGTCGAAATAGGAGCGCCAACGCTTTTGCGGTCTCCAACCATTTTTGCCACTTCCCGCTTGAAAGACGGGTCCTTCATTTCTGGATGTGATTCCAAAAAGTCCAAATAAGCGCTTTCTTGTCTACGCTGAGATGAGACCTCTTGCATGGGTTGGAAAACATTGCGAACAGCTTCAGCAACACCGCGATTGATTCGAGCCTGAATGCCTTCTTCAGACATTATTTCTGGCAATTCAGACTCTTCTAATTTCAAAGACTCTTGAATTCTGGGATCATCAATGATTGATGCAAACTCAGCCTGACGACGAGCAAAGTCTCGCTCCAGGCTATTGATTTGTTGTTCTCTCTGTGAGTACTTCTCAACTCGCCTTGCATGTGACGCATCCAATTCGGCTTGCTTTTGCTTATAAGCAAGCCGAAAGTTGTGAAGCATTCGACGAGCAACTGTTGGAAGCTCCTTTATGTCTTGCTCGTTGATATTGGAGTAAAAATCATCCGTTTTTAATTCTTCATCATCAATAGAAGAAAAAAGAGGGTCGAAAGATTTTTCGTCTACTAATCGGCTAGCCTCAACTTCTGGCTCATCTGAGCTTGAAAATTGGACTGAATCATCTTCAACGGGTTCCGAATCAACGGATACGGACTGGTCCGATTCAAGGCTACTTTCTTGATCGTCCAATAGTCCAGTAGTGCCTGCTGAAACATCAGGCTCTACATCACTTGTAATCTGTTCTTGCACAAACATCTCCTTTGATTTTTAAAATCTACCACTCTCTAAGTTATTTGTTCAATAAAATACAAATATTTACTTCATTTCTGAAGCTAACATTGCATCTTCATCAGTCATATCACTTGGCGGAGGCGCCATTCCTGCATCTTGAGGACCCTCGTCTCCAGGCATTTGTTGCTCACCTTGGAGATTAGATACAGCTTCAATAAACTTTTTGTCTTTTGCCATCATTTTAATTTGAGCAGCCGCCTTTCGAAGGTCAGTATCGGTCACCAAAGTAAAAGGATCAAAGCCAAATTTACCCGAAAACTCGCCACCACCAACCATGGTAATCAACTGAGATATGGCAACCAGCGTAAGAAAGATATCAGCCGGTAATGGGGAGTTGAGCTTACCGCCATCTACACCAGAATCATCAAATGAAATTTCTGGAATCTCTACATCAGAAATTTTAGATAAAGAATCGTTGATGATATCGACCAAAGACTGAATTGCCTTGGCGCTAAATGGCTTTGTTGGCTCAGGAGCAGACCGTGCAAGCTCATCAAGCTGGGCATCGATGTCCTCTTCGGGCGGTGCTGCCATTTGCTGCTCTTGAGCAGGTGGCGGTGCCATGTCCTGTGCCTCGTTGGGCTGTCCGTATTCTTTGCCGTACATGTTATCTCCTGTCTTCCCTGTCGAGGGCTTCACGATGCTGCCTAAAGGCTGGGTGATTATCTAACCGATCACAGTAATCTTCATACTCTTTTATTTCTTTTTCCATTCTGTCATCCCACTTACTGTATTCTTTTTCAATATTCCAGTCACCATCAACAGGCGTTAAACCGCGCTGTTTACAGATATCTCTTCGGTGTTGTTTACTTCTCAACATTACACCAAGACCACGATCGTAGTATGGAAACTGTTCGCTAAATCTATCTATTCGGGCCATAGGAACCCATTTAGAATTCATAGAAGAGCATTTAGGACACTTTTGTTTATCTTCAAAATGTTGCCCTTTACTAAAATCAATAATTTCATCGAACTTGTGATTACAGTCTTTGCACATATATAAGTGCATTACAAGTCCGTTTGTTTTTGTAGATTTTTTTTCTGTTTGATTGTACGGATCGTTTGATTGGGCAACCGAAACACGAAAGACTCGTTTCGAGGTTTTGCCACACTTCGAGCACTCTAAGGTGTCGGGCCTGTTTGAGAAGCGACACGAGTGATCTTGTTCATGATTACAGGACTCACATTGATAACTATACGTTGGCACTCGCCGCCTCCAATATTTGTTGAATAGCTGGACCCTGCTGATCTGGGGGCAGTGTTGCTATTTGGTCGAGTAACTCTATTACTTGGGGTTGCTCTGCGAAGATTTGCCTCATGGACTCAATTGCTTGATCGGGAGGCATTTGAGATATCTGAGCAATTATTTCTTCAGGTGAGCCTTGAGCCGCTACTTCTTGTGGTGGAGCTTCCTGTGGAGCTTCCTGTGGAGCTTGCTGTGGGGCTTGCTGTTGAGCCTGCTGTGGAGCTTGCTGTGGGGGCTTGCTCTCTTCTTGCTCACTTAACTCAGTTTCTAATTCTTCAGGATGAAGGTCTTTTGGTAAGTCGAATCTATCAGCAAGAACCTGCATATAGTTTTTGGCGATTACTCCTTGTGGTCCACCTTTTGTCGCGGCATCCCAAAGCGCCATGTAAGGTTGCATGAGAGCAACAAGGTTTTGCTGCATGGCAGCGTCACTGAGTGGCGTCCTCCCGCCCTCGACAAAGCTGATTTCAAAATTGGCATCCAAATCTTCGACCGTAACGACCATTTGTTCGTTGCGTTCTCGCAAGATGATTCGTTCTTGTTTGACGACATACTCTTCGCCTTCAGTGCTGACGCCAAGGTCAGATACAACTTCTTCGTCAACGAACGGCTCTTGAAGTGCTGCAGTGTTGCGAACAAGGGCCATGTTCACCTGTTCTTCTTCACGCTCTGTTTCGGCTTTCTCAATGTCTGCAGTTCTGCCTGCAAGAGTGGAACCGAGCAGGTTCAACTCCTGCTCTGTCATATCATCGAGTTCTCGTTTATCCGTGATTTGAGAAGCCAAATCTTTGAAGTCATTCGAATCAACGTCGATTCCTGCAACTTCTGCAAGACTTTTGATTCTAGCTTTATCAAAGACCTCCATCTCTTGTTCAGGTTTTTGTTCCTGCTGATCAGCTTCTAAAGAATCTTCGTCTTGGGGCGTGGCTCCAACCTCTGATACGCTGACCTGTTGAGCTTCGTAAGCGCCAGCGCTATCGCCATCATCCTGCATACAAGAGATCAACGCACGAAGCATCAACTCCGTGAGGTTTGCTAACCACTGGTCTTTAATCGCCGCATGAAGACCAAACTCTGACTCTGTATACTGCTGAACCGTTTCAATTTCAAAAGCAGTCGCCTTAGTAACTATGCCCCTTGAGGCTGGACTGGTGCCGATTACACGCTCTATATCAATCTCAACATCACGAACATACGCCTGTATGTTGCTTGAGATGGGAGCGTTTGGTATTGGCAAAATAGCGTCACTCAGCGGCCTTTCATAGGCAGAGTCAACCTCAAGTATCAAGCCATCATGACCCTCTGTTAGTTGAGTCATTTCTTCAGCGTTAAAGGTTCCCTTTCGAGTCACGTATTGGCGGGTGTCTTTACGTGTAGACATGGCCATGTACGACCGATACGCATTCAATTCTTTGAACTGTGGCATCAATCGACGAACGTGAGCTATCCCGCGAAGTGGAAACTCGGGCTCATAATTGAATATAAGCGGGACAATATGCGCCATTGGATCGCCATCATGACGAACAAAAGGCAAGGGTCCAACATAAACGGGCTTTTTCGAGTCATTGCCCTGACCTAAAACATATATCTCTAATCTACCTTCATACTGGATATCTGGGTTTTTAGGATCTTCATAGTGATCAACAAGATTACAAAACTCTAAAACACGAACAAAGTTGTTGTCTTGTTCAGCAACTTCATACCGTTTTCTGTTTTTGTAATCATCACTCACAGAGTCAGACGAAGATAAAAAATCGACCCTTCTGGTACCAGACAAGTCAGATAGTCCGTACTCATCTTCAACCTCTTGCTTTGGCCGATAGTAAAGATGGCCTCTAAATCTTTCGTCATCAACATCAGAGACTTCAGTATCAAGGAGCATCTCCCAAACGGGAATGACTCTCATCCAGACACGATCTAAGGCGCTGCCTCTACCATGGTGGTATCCGACCTTGATTCCCGACCCAGGGTACAAGATAGCTTGCCTCAATGCGGTCATGACTCGCTCATGAATCTTGCGACTAGAAAGCATTCTGTTGACTGCAAGTTCAGCCTTTTCAGGATTACCCTTGCCTGCCGGATCCGACCCTAAGATGACTCTGCTTGCCCTTGGATACAACGCGGACAAATATGATGTAACAACACCCCAAAGCCGGTTGACCTCTATTTCAACCTCGCGCAAACGGCGGTTTCGTTTGGGTGCATCATCGCCAGTTACGTATTCCCAATACTTAGTAAGATACGTATGTTTATACAGAGACCAATCCTTGCGATTGTTTCTTGCGTAACGATCATGCGCTCGAACAAACTCATGAATTAACTTCGGACTAATTTGATCTTTTTTCTTCACGAGACCTTCGCTCCGCTCATGACATTAAATGGATTGGTGCGAGCATAATATCGCTTCCTGCCTCTCTGGGGAATCTCTTTAGACTGCGGCATTTTTCTTCGATTCCATTCAGCAAGCATCAGAGCATCACAATGATCATCATGGTATCCATCTTGTCCTTCGATTTTACCGTTATGCTCTCTTATATGCATCAATTCTTGTACTGTAGACAAATCATTTAAAGTTAAAGAATCACTATTAACCATTTGTCTTAGATGGGCATATGCTTCTTCTTTGTTACCGCGAGTCGTAGTCCAAAACTTAGGAACCTTGCTGGCCGCTTGACCAGGGGCCGGAGGCTTATGCCATAGGGGAAGTCCAGCTTTTTGAAACTCACGAATCACAACAGGCCCCGCTCCACCAGTATTGGCTTCAATTAATGAACGTGCTTTGTTGTAATGCATTGCAAGCTCTACTGCCTTTTGAGCGAAAAGTATCTCTCCGCCCTGGTTCATGGACAATGTAGCAACTTGACGACCATCAGCACTTAAAACCTGGGCTACAGCATAATCTCCACCATTACACCAAGACGGGTCCACTCCAACAGAGTAGTTCATGCCTGGATATGGTCTCTCGTAAATCCGAAGCTCACCCTCAACAGGCTTTAGAGAAGATAAAATCAAATTTAAATAGTCTGTATCAAACCAACTTCCGTCGTGAATAGCAAAGCCGTCTTCAATCGTGAGCGGGTACTCTCTGCGGAATCGACGGATACCAATTCCATTCACGCCATGTATTTTATCGTGTCTCCAATACAACTGGCGCATCGTAAGATTATGTTGCTGAGAAAGCTCCCACTCTTCTTGGTCTGGCTCCCAATTGTCAGGAACGTCAGCCTGATAAGCCAAGTGATCCGACCACTTGAAAAAACGAAAGCGAACAGAGCGATCCCCACGTCTTTTTGCTTCAATTGCGCTCAAAACTTTGGAGTGGAAGAGATTGCCGGGTCCGTCAGCAGTAGAAATAATAATGATCTTCTTGTGTGGCCCCTCGTGAAGTGTGGATGTAACAGACGCCCACACGTCCTCTGCATTGGGCCAGAACGCCAACTCGTCGGCATGTAGACGCTGATACGTCCAACCACGAGCATCACTCTTACCACCAGCAGTCATGCATCGGAAACCGGCCATGCTGTCTTTGAAGATCAACTCTCGCTTGTTTGATCTTTCAATCGGTTTCTTCAACATTTGAGGCAATGAACGGTAGTAGTGGCGAACACGACCAAAAATAGCGTCAGTAGAATCATACGAGTCAGCAACAACCAAACAACGAGCAGGGTCTTGTGTCCAATACAAGTAGTTAAAGTTGTAGGCTGTGGCTACGGTGGTGTCTCCTATCTGACGCGGCTTGTAGTGGATCACAGTCTCTGCATCAGAACAAAAATCTTCCAGCGCCATCACTTGCTCAGCAAAGGGTGTATTGAACATCCTCTCTTGCCCTTTTTCATCCACGATCTTCAAGCGACCGATAAACTCACCAGGGCTTTGAGCTAATTGAGCAAGAATCTTTTTGTCATGTGCATTCACTACGCCTCACCGGGCTTCATTTTCCAAGAGTCACCGCTTCCACCACTGAAGTAACTTCTCAGTTCCGTCATGGCTTCACTATCGGCTTGGTCCTTTTTCGCAGCAGCAGAATCAAATCGACTCTTCGCATACTGCCTATATGCCCACTCTTCACCTTCAGTCATCGCATCACGAACACCAGTCCAATATTGCGAATCCATCATTCTAAACTCTTCTTCTGAAAGCTCTTTAGTTTCAGGAAACTCAGAGTAAAACCACTCACGAAACCGGCTGTTTTCCTCACACCAACGATTCCATATTCGTTCATTGATTCTTGCGCCCTGATACCCTTTCTGGCGAGTAGCCTCGAACCACTCAGACCTGAAAAATCGGTTACGCTTTGCCATGCGATAGGCTATTTCTCTAAATTTTTCTTGCTGAACTGATGGCTTGAAGTCATCATCACCGGGCTTCAGCCAATCCTCTACTTCAGGATGGTCAACGTGATTGGTCTCATCACTGACCTTTACGTTACACAACCGGCTGAAAAAAACGATGTCCTCGTCTTTAGTATCGTCAGACATTTGTTCTCCTTTCAATGCATTATCACATACAGAAGGCTTGCCACTATGTCTAAAAAACAAAACAAATCATTTCATGAATTTAATAAAGTTCTTCAACAACTAAAAGAAGAGGGCAAGATTAGCGATGCTCCGCCCTCTTCAGAACGAGAAGAGCGGAGAGAATACATAACCAAACTAACAAAATTGTTTAAGGAACGTATATATTCCAACGATTAAAATGGGATTCCATTGTCGTCAGTTGGATACGAGCCTTGGTTTGGCGCTCTCGATTGCTGGACACTATCGCCTTGCTGGTCAGATTTAGAACCTAAAAAGCGAATGTTGTCAGCTACTATTTCTGTTGAGTAGCGATCAGCGCCAGACTTGTCTGTGTACTTGCGCGTTTGAATGCGGCCTTCCACAAACAACTCTTTTCCTTTAGAGCAAAATTTAGCTACGTTTTCTGCTGATCGGCCCCAAACGGTAATGTTGTGCCACTCTGTATGGTCAATCCACTGATCTCCCTCTTTGCGTCGATCACTGGTCGCTAACCTCATATTTACGACAGAGGTTCCTCCGCCTGTTGTGCGAAGCTCAGGATCAGCACCTAAACGACCAACCAAGATTGCCTTATTTACACTCATTTTTTCTTCCTATTTTCATATTTGTTGTACCCAATCGCCAACTCACGCTTACGCTCTGCATCAGTCATGTTGGGTTTCTTTTTGTATTGCATCCGCATGTGTTTCGCCAGAAACTTATCCTCTGACGGATTGCCTTTTTCTTTGTCTGTTTTGACGTAGGTGGGCTTACCCCCGACACCTTGCTTCTTTGAGCGCTTCCTGCTGCATGCGCTGCTCCTCTCCTCCTTGGTCATGGAGTTTGCTTTGGAGCGTGGGACACACTTTGGGTAGCCGCGCTTTGACTTCTTGGCGGACTTTCTGCCGCAGGACTGAAACTTACCGCCAGACTTAGGAGCACAGATGTCGACCCAGTCGCCCTTCTTGCCCTTACCAAACCACTCAGTGAGAGACATGACTAGCCCTTCCGGTATCCACCGCCACGCTTTTTATAGGTACGAACCAGCCAAGCGTTTGCATATGCACTCGGGTACACATCAAACTTGCGCTTCGCTTCGGCTTTTACTCGAGCGTACAGTTTTGGGTTGGTGGGGATGTTGCGACTCTTCTTTTTCTTTTTTGGTCCACCGATTTCATCGCCGTAAAAAGGCTGATCGGAAAACTTTAAGTCTTCACCAGAGAAGGTGATCAAAAAGCTGGACGGAAGGTCAGATTTAGTTTGATCAGTAAAAAATGTTCTGTCTTTAATCATCTGCTCGACTTCACGCTTTAGCGCGTCCGATATGAATCCTTCGGCGCAAAGCTGCATAAAAGCAGACGGAGCAGTAGAAAGCTCCTCTTTTACATCCTGGCTAATGTCCATTGGCTGTAACGGTCCAGGGCTTCGCTTAAACAAGGCCATGGCTCGTAAACCATCCATCATGTCTATCTCACCCATGGGCTCGCGCTCCTGTAGGTCTTCCATCATGAACTCATCCGACATCGCATGATCATAAAAAAACATTAGTTCACCCTACCTGCCCAAACCTTACAAACTCGGGCTGAAGCACATTTAAAATCAAGAGCCTGACAATACCCAAGCTCACCAGCCTCAACAGCCATTTCTGGGTCACCTTGATTACCGATTCCCTTTTCAATGCAATCAAGCATTTGAGGAGATCGATCAAAAAAAGAACAGTTACCGCAACGCATCTGCATAACGTTTTCAATAGTATCATTGAACAAGTCTGCGTATTGCTGCCAAAACTGTCGATTACCACCCGTTTCATCAAGTTGAGGATTCGCTGGACCGTACATCTTTGTATCAATCGCATTCTGACGATTCTCAAGGTTCAACTCAAGGTCCTGAGTCGCACGAGGGCAAGCCTCCGGTTGTCCGGTTTCTCGCATGTTTCGCATGAGCATTGAGTTGAACATGTCTATCGGTACCTTTTTTCTGGTGGTTTAAGTCGAATCACATCACCCGGTCGTAGATCATCCAAATCTGCACCGTCATCCACATAAAACTCTGACCCGTCTCCAACTACAATCACTTGTATATTTGTGCCATCGTTCAGCGTTCTATTTTCTGTGCTCATAGAAATATCTGAGTTCAATTTGTTCGTAAAAGACTTCGCAGAAGCTGCCTCTGAAAAATCAATTTGAGCGTCTAAATCGTCTTCAAAATCTCTAAAGTCGGTTTTACTCAAAACCTTTTTTGCGACAGGGACGTATTCTTTGACTTGTTTGTTGTAGAAATCATCCAGACTGTCGAGTTTTGGTGGCGGCGGTGTTGGACCCACTGTAGTGGTCTTCGATGATGGAGGACGAAGAACACGCTGTGAAGTAGATTTTTTTCCAGTCGACATGGAATCAAGCAACAACTCATCGTCAGACGGCGTGACTTTCTCATCAGACGGCATGGCGCTTTCAGGCGAAGAAATACCCATAGGGTTCATGGCGACACCTCCGCCATACACCCGCTTTGCCTCCGATGTGTCCCGAATCGACATCAGCCCTTCACCTTCGATCCCGCCCGCCATTGGAAACAGGACCAGTATTTTGCAGTCAGCTTGTTTTTAGCAGCAGGCTTGTCGCATCCATGACGTGACCTAAAGTTCTTTCGAGCCTTGGGGTTGTCACGTCTAATCGCCATCTTGGCATCGCCAAAGCGAATGACTTTCTTCTTGCCACCAGAGCTAGCGACAACCACAAACTTTTTCTTACCATACCCAGGCTCGCCTTTGCGGATGCGTCTAGGCTTGTTGGTTTTCATGCCACCTTTTAACAATGAATCCGCTGACTGGGCCATCTTACATTCCGTACTTGGACTTGCCGCGCTTCATGTATGGGTTTCCTGATTCACCCTTCATGCCTTTTGCAATGTCTGCAACGCGCTTAGATTGGTTTCCATGAAGCTTGGATGCCTTGCCCAGTTGCGCGGAGACCTCTTCAAGGTCTTCTTTCGGTCCACCCACCTCATTATACTTCATTTTATGGCCGCCCCTTTCGCTCAACCGTGGCAAACCTTGAAGACCGCTTCGGTTCAAAAAATTTCCCAAAGACTCTTTTGCTTTCTTGCGATCCTCTTCCGTAGGCGCAGCGGGTGAACCTAATTCCGACTCGACATTTTCTTTTAAGCTTTTGTTGGCCATTGGTGGATTTCGATATCGTTTCTCGAGAACGTATCGACCTTCCGCTAAGGCTTTTTCCATTTTTCTTTTTTTGTCAGGATCCATGTTTTATTCCTATGTCTAAAATCGCTTAACGGGGCATCTCATAAATAGGATCACCTTCAATTAAAATCCCTTGTTGAAGCACGTCCCTTTCCACATCTTCTTTTTCTCGCTTTGCAAACTCCATGGCTTCTGCATGACCGAGAAGAAAAATTAATCCAGGGTCATCAACCTGTGCAGCGCCCATGCCACTATAATTTTTTACAATGTCTCGTCGAACTGCGTCTGCATCGTACGATAAGTTCATCAAATCATCAGCAAGGTTTGGTTTTTCGCCTCGCAAATTAAGACCAGCCCTAAAGCCTTGATCATATGATGGAGTGCTTCGTATATCTGCCAACAAAGAAGATTCTGTCATCGTATCGAAAGGAGGCCTTCCTTCTAAGTCTTTCAATTCAGATGAGGCACGAAAGTTTGTCTCTGTTTCAGCATCTTTAGCTGCTTGCTGATCCAGCAATGATTGTTGATATCTTGATGCCGCAGTTGGGTCTCTTGGAAGCCTGTAAGTTTGACCGCCAATAGAAACCTCAGAACCGGGAACTGCTTCTTGTTCAACAATCGGCATCGATGGTTTCATGTCGATTTCTGCATCCATAATGTCGTCACGATCGCTGAAGTTCATAACTTCAGCATCGTTAGATCTTTTGGTTGGACGGGATGCCAAAAGTTTTCGCATATCAGCCCTCATCCGCTGTTTCATACTTTCAGAGGGGCTAAAAAAGCCATTAAGCGCTTCGGTTACTTCAGCTTCAGAGGGTTGGTCTTTGGTTGGACGGGATACCAGCGGTGATGACCCGAAACTTTCAAAGTTGCTCATGTCCATCAAAAACCCAAGTAGAGACAACTTTTGGTTTTCATCCAAATCGGAGGAGTAAATATTTTTAGCAACCTGAGAAGCGGTAACACGACTTTCAGAGGGGCTAAAAAAGTCATTAAGCGCTCGTTTTCTCATACGACTCATTAGCGGTTCGGTTACTTCAGCTTCAGAGGGTTGGTATTTGGTTGGAGACACGTCTAAATCATCTTCATAAATAATACGGAAGCGTTCCTTTAAATTCTCAAGACGGGGGTTTCTGGATAGAGCACCCTTCGCCCTTTCAAGCTCCTCATACCCTCGCGTGCTAAGTTCACCTTCTGCCGCCTTGCGGCTCAGGAAAAAGTACCGACCCAAAAGCTCTGCTTCACCAACCGATACTCGATCTGTTCCTCTACTCATGTGTCTTAACTCCTTAGAACCTAAAGCAACTCAACATCGCCAATCAGCTCTTTGTATAACAAGAATGATATCAAACCAGCTTCATGTAAATCATGAACATTAGAAATATTTCTTTTTAAATTTATTTTTTCTGAGGTGGTTAACTGGACACTTTGAACAGGATGTTTAAAAAATTTAGCCTTATTAAAAACATACCGATTTATTGATCCAAACTCACCAAACATATCGACCAATGGTGCGCCCAACTCAATAGTATCATTTAAGCGAGACCTCTGTTCGTTCTCTTGTAATTCTCTAATGGCAATGTCCATGACTATCTTCGGACCCTTGGCGCCGATTACTGTAAATGCACGAACATCATCATACCGCTGAACACCAGGAAAACGGGTTTCATTGTAAATATCAGAACCCATCAAGTATCTTTGGTAGTCAGTATTAGAGTAGTCTTGCTCGGCCACAGCAAATTGATCTGCAGTCTGCAAGTACCAGTCATTCAACATCTGGCCACGCTTAGATTGTTTTTGGTCCTCAGAAAGACTGTCGTACTCAGCTTCAATCATTAAGAGCGTTGAATATAAACGGTCAGCAGAGATTCTTTTGTTGGTGACATCGTGAATCATTTCAATAACGGGGCCGATGTCAATCGATTGGTTGTATCCCCCCTCCATTGGATCTCCTGACTCTTGCGGCTTGTCAATTCCGACTCTCGAGTCAGAAGTGGTGCTGAAGCCAAACTCTGACATCATCGCATCAATGTCGCTAAACCGACTAAACAACGAACCGGAATCATTTAAGGCTGGATTGCCTTGTTCCTCTGCGGTCTTGGCTCCGGCTGTGGCTACGTCTGGGGCGGGGGGCTTGGGTACGTCGGCAGTCTTCACCGCTACGTGAATCTCATCGTCAAAAGCATCGTCCAGGCGAACATTGGCTGGGTCTACACGCACCTCAACCACTTCAGAGCCATAGCCCTCAGCTTGACCCGTAGGCTTGCTTGAAAAGAAAACCTCGTCAGTGTTCTCTTTGGAAACAAACTTTCCTGTTCTGCGAATCTCAGCAGCAGCCTCGGGAGTCGTCCGATGGTACAAAGTTATCGTGCCATCGTCGTTCAGCTTGGGAGTGTTGCCCTTTAAATCAGTCAGACCCTCAAGCTTCGCAGCACGAGCACCCTTCATACCCTTATACAGGGCCATGCCGCCCAGCCCAATCGCTCCCAGAGCGGCAGCCGCTGAAAGCTCCTCTTCCTCTGCTGCGGCGGCTCCTATGGCGATTCCAGGCAATGCAACGCTGTACAGCTTCTGGGGCTTGATGACCTTGTCTTTGACTTTGTCGGTGAGTTCGAAGAAGGGGACTTCGATGGATCGTTGCATCAATTCACCATCGACATCAAATTTTTCACCCACGCCAATGTTGGCTATATCATGCTTCGCCTTCCTCGCAGCCTTGACCCGTGATTGGTATTCCTTTGTGGTCTCGTCCGGTAGGCGGTCAGGGGGTACAAAGGACTCTTTCTTGGCGATGCTGGGAATCAGGGTGTCGTAGTAGTACTGGTTGCCCTTGAAAATCCTTTCGGCTTCTTCTGCGCCCTCTGCCTGTTGACCACCGAACTCTTTAATCTCTTCAAGACGCTTCAGAAACGTTTCTGGTTTGCCCACCAAAGCAACAGCCTCACTTCGCGGCAAAGTCACCACAGGCGTGATCATGTCTGCACGGCTGAACGCTACGCCGTCGTAGCCTCCGTCTGCGGCCTCGCGAAAGATGCGCTTGATGGCAAGGGCCGTCCACTCCTTGGTGTCTTTCAGGGGGGCGTCGGGGACCTCGTCTCCACCTTGAGAGATATATCTTGGTGAATATTCGCGAATTGCACTTACTTCAATTTCACCGGACATGGGAGTATCGAAAACGATCTTCCCAGAATCATCCATTCGATTGGAACCAACACCGATATCTAAGTTTGATTTCTGAGCTTGACGAATCAATCCATCCGCTGCTTCACTGGCTTTCACTCGTAAATTTACAAGCTCAGGTCGTTGATCTGTAATGGATACATTGGGATTTTCTGCCATCCAATCGAGCAAGTTTTTTTGAGCGTCTTCCAGTTTTTTTAGTGCTTGGTCAACTTCACCTTTTAAAATATATTTACCTTCATACCCTCTTTTCCGTCCGGCTTGATGCCAGTCAGACTGAATCTCCTCAACAAACAGGATCTTGCGGCCCCTGCTATCAATCCGGGTCTTGAACCGGATGTGGACCATGACGTTGGGGATTTCGCTGTGGTGGGAGTCGGTGAAGACTTTTGAAGTGTCATGAACGGTACCGTAATCAGGAAGGCGTTCTGCCTCATCGTATGCGTCTACAAGCTCTTGCTCTAAAGGGGTCAAATCATCCCTTCCCCTCAAGATGGATACGTTCAACCGCTGGTCTGCTTCTCTAGCTCGATCAGCGACTTCACGATATTTTTGGATTGCGACAGCACGCTTACTTGATTCGGGCACCGGAACCGTCAGCAGAATCTCTTGGTAGTCATCGCCGCCTGGGACGGTGTATTCCTTCCACTTGGGCAGCAATTTTTGGGAATCAAGCTGGAATGCCTTATACTTTTGTTCGTAATCTCTGCTTGCTTGGACATAGATCTTGTAGTCTTCAGAACTCTCAAACTTACGCAAAGCAGCCAACCGAGTCTCGACCTCGGGCATCTCGTTCAAAATACGGGCGATTGTGCTCAGGTTTTGATGCTTCTCAATATTTCTATTTGCCTGCTTCAGGAAATCTGGATCAACACCAGAGGCAGGCACTACACTAAAATCAATGTACTGCTGTTCAACAAAGTCTTTATACTCAGGATCAGCCAGCTTCGCGTTAATCGTGTTGCGTGCCTCGGTGATCCGTGCGGCGTCTGTAGGCATCCAATTTGAAATCGCAACATTGCGATTTAAATCAATCACTCCATTCACAACGTCTTGAACGTCTGGTGGCACATTCTCGAAACTTTTGATCCTCTCTAAGCCGCTAACATAATCAATGTACAAATTGAGGAAGTAAAACGGATTGTCGGAAAAACGATGCATTTGGTCCGAAACGCTCTTACCAGGAGCAAGAATCCGAAAAAGATCGTTTGCGTCGTCCTCTAAAAGATCAAAGTATTGCGACCTAACCATTGCAAGGTCTTTGATTTCTTTTGGAGTGTCTTGTTCACCAAGCCGAACCTCTTCGATCTGGACCTTGTTGTCATTCAAGTGCTGGATCAACTCGTCCTTGGTGACGCTCTTTTTGCCCGATGCCTTTGCCGCATTGATGAAGTCGTCAAACTTTGTGTCGTTCCACTCGCTCTCCGAGATGTCCTTGTAGATGAACTCAGGATGACGAATCTCTTCCCCAGAGGGTGTGAGCTTCTTGTCGCCCTTCTTGTGGATGATTTCCCCAGTATCCTTGTCCTTCACATCCTTCGTGTATCGAACAACTTCACCCGATTTCGGGTGCTTTTTGCGACCCAAAGTGCTTTCAAGCGCCTGAACACCAACTTTATCGGGCAAGCCTGCCACTATCTTCTCTGATGCGGCCTCGAATACGGGTGCTGGTGCATCAGGTGCTGCCTTTGCTGCGTCAGACAAATCATCAGGAGCACCACGAAGAATCTGCTTTGCAAAGCCGGATCCAACTAAAGGAATAGCCGCCGCTAAACCCGATATCGCCGTGTCAGTCAAATGATCGTAGCGCTCGTCAGGACGATCATACGCCAAGCGTGCAGACGAAATCGCCGAAACTAAATCCGAAGCACCCGTCGGATCCTTGAAACTCGCTATGTCAGCTAAATTACGGGCAGACTCAGGATCATCCTCCAAAATGGCCTTCTGTGCCATCTCGTCAATAGCAACCTTTGCTTTCTCAGCAGTGCCAATAGGATCCTCAATCAAATCCAAACCAACCTGACGCAAAGTAGAACCACGAACGTCCTTCACAAACTCAGGCTCGCCAACCACAGGATCAAAACCAAACTTCTCCTGAAGCCTGCGCTCCTCCTCCGGGTCAGAATGCTCGCCAAACAAATAGCGACCGCCCTCCGCCAACGCACGCTCACCACGGTACATCAACGATTCCTGACGCTCACGCTCGTCCTCACGCGCATCAATAGACGCAAACCAAGCATCCGTTTGGTCCTGATCCATGCCAGCAGGAACCTCAAAGCCCCGATACTCAGGACGAATGTCGCTACCACGAAGACTCTTATACCTTTCCCGAAGATCACCAATCGATTCCTTAGCTTCAAACTCAGGTATCGAAGAGGCCCTCAATCCAGGCTCGTCAAGCGGCTGACCCGTCTCTCGAACAGGACCACGGAAGCTGCCCAACAATACGTCATCAAATGACGCCATAAAACTAAGCCCCAATCAATGTGACCGCGACAGTCCCCGTAGGATCAGTCGTGCCCGCAACACCCGCTGTGGTAGTGACCGCCATATGAATATAAACGCTGTTACCAACAGTGATCCCGCCAGGAACATACATCTCAACACTGCCGCCAGCAATGCACTTGTAAACCAAGAATGGATTGCTTGTGCCCACCGTCACATTGTTCGATGAAGTGGTGCTCGTATGCGTGTACAACTTCAAATAAACATCTTCAGTTGTGTTCGATGTCGCATCAATCTTTAAACCGTAAAGCTTCGCAGCATTCTTTTGAAAAACATTGTCAACCAATGTTGCGTTTGCGGCAGACTCGGTGAAAACCAAGGTTCCATGAGGATTTTGAAGAGTAGCAAGAAGGTCAGCCATTTTAAAACCTCAAGAGTAAACAACAGTTACAGTAACGTTGCTGCCAGGATCACTCGTGTCATTCGTCTGACCACTGGCAACACAACGCATCGAAAGACCATTCACAACAGAAAGACCAGAAGGAAAGTTGAACGTAATGTTCTTTCCGCCATCAATCTGCAAAATATAATCAGGCTCAGTACTCGCAGCCACAATACCACCGTCTGGAACACTGTCGTACAACTTCAAAAACGAAGGAGTCGATGAGTTCTGACCCGTGTTGTCCACCGTTATAGAATAAACAACCGATGTTCCATTCGTAAAGTTCTGAACCGTGGAACTGCCAAGATCTGTATCAACCAAAAACTTGTATGTGCAGTAAGAAGTATCGAGTGTGGTAATCGCCATATCTGATAGCCCTCAAAGTAAAGTCAAAACAACTTTACCTTATATCAACAATATAGCAAACAAAGAAAAGACCCCGCCGAGCAAGCGAGGTCTTTATAGCAAGCAAACAATGCATAGGAGAGAGCTTCTCCAAAAAAAGAGTAACCAAACCAGACAAGCCTGTCAATCACCAGGGTACGTCATGAAGGAAACCATCCTCCTCACGAGTAAAATGGGCCAACGCAGACGCTGTTCTTCGCGTTGCCGAGTCCCACCAGCCCTCTAATGGCTCTGGTTGCGCAGGACGCATGCGTAAACACAGCCTCGGACCACGATCACGCTCTGCATAGAAGTCCTGTATCGTTACCTTGACCGCTAATGAGTCATCTCGCAAAACGCCTGCCATGACCAGCGCATCCAACGCACATTTACAAATGTTGTCTGCATCTGGCTTAGATCGCTTCCAAATCACGTGATCTGGGTCTTTTCGGCGCAATAATCGCTTCGGACGGTGCGAAAATGCCGCTATTTCGACCTCAACAGGCTCATCAAGTGGCGCTTTTCGCCAAACACTGGTCATCACCATCGCTGCAGAACGCTCCCAATCTGCAGTCTTTTTCGGCGTATATAGCCTGACTTTGCCGCCAATCGACGCCCCTCTCGGACGACCCTTGCCTATCGGATCGCCAGGAACTTCTACCATGTATAGCCACTCACTCATATTCCGCCTCGTGCCACTCAAGCAGATGGCTTCTTAGCTTATCGATAGACGGAACGTTCTCCATCTCTTCACAAGCCATATATATTTCATCAATAACTACAAATAACGCCCTTATTAGCTGCCTCTTATTTAAGTTAGACTCCAATTCATAAAGCGCCCACGGTATGTCCAGCCTCGATGGTATTTGCTTGCACCAATGAGGAACTGCTCTCCATTCGTCGCCATAGGTGGCCTTGTCTGCAAGCCAAGCATGCCACTCTTTGATCATGACCCTCAAGTTTCTCGAAACGAACGCATGATCAAGCATTAGTTCCACCTACTGGAAGAAGAACCTCTTGGATTCGTATTGGAAAAGTGCAAAGGATCGTCTATTTCATCCCACTCGTCCCACTCTACAAAGTTCAAAATGTCCTCTACCTCGTCATTGTCTACTCGAGCCCATCTGACAACACGCTTAGAGGCAACAAACGCTAAGGTCTCAGGTAAAGAGCCTGGATCGTTCAAATACTCCACGCGGACCCTACGCCAAAAGTCTTGAGACCGTTTTCTTGTTCTTCTGGTATGAAGCCGAAGCTTGTTGCCAATCTCAAGCTTTGGAACGTTTTGGACAGCCTTTTGGTGCGTTTTAATCTTCTTCTTGAAGCTGTAGAAAAGAGCACTGTCAACTACAGGGCCGTGTTTCAAAATATAGAAGTGTATGAATCTCATCGTACACCAAGCAAGCCTTTGCTTCTCCATTACCGTTTGGCGCCTGTCCAAGAAAGGGTCTGCAGAAACAAGCTTTTTATCGTGATCGGTTTCCTGCAAAATAGAATAGGCCAACGAAAAAAGCCTCCTTGGTGTGCCCTTCTTTCCTCGCAAAACAGCAAGATTTCCATCAGGATCGCATATTGCCACCTGAAACCCGTCAGAGCTTGCCTCCCACTGTTGCGTTTCAATGGATACCCGTCTAACGTTTTCAGCGTGATCCCAGTCGATTTCACCGGCCTTGTACTTACTGAGAAAGTAAGCAGTCTTGATTGGCCGCAAAACGTCCAAAAACTTTTCACTCAAACCAGCAAACTTGATCACCACATCGCCAACCTTCAGGTGGTTTTTTGCATGATCAGGTATTGATGTCAGACGAACAAAGTGAATGACTTGATTAGGTATTACACCCATCATGTACTTCTTATATTCGTTAATTTCGTCCTGATTTTGAACGGTTACGCCAAGAACACCATCTATACCCGCCGCTGGAAAGCGATGAGCTAAACACACATATTTTGTCATTTATACCTCGGACAGCGAGTCTATGTCAGCGAAAGGTCTCAGTCAACAGCCGATTATCGCTATTTGTCGCAAAATCCAGGGGGGCAATCGTGGCCGCCAAAAAAAACAAAAAAAACGAAACGAACCAGGGGGGGCATCAGTCGACGAAAAAACGCGAAAAAAAGACGCACCACACCACCCCCCCCACCGGGGGTCATCGAAACGGCGCCAAAAAACAACCACCACCACCGGGGGCATGCGTTCAGCTATGGCTCAAAGCGTCACACGTCACACCCCCCACGATTGAACCAGCGACAAACGCGGGCGATGATAGTTTTCGATACAGCCGCAACCGTGGCCACTGCTGAACTAACAACAGAGGAAACCACAGGGGGGACACTCGAAACAAAAGAACGAAAAGAGCAAAGAGCGGAAACCGCCACGGCGCAAACTTCACAAGGTGAAGAAACAGGCGAAGCCGGCCCAGCATTTACAGGGGGGCGCTCGATTGAATCGGACACCACCACAACACGGGGGGCACCGGGAACTCTCAACGCTTGAGCTTTGCTCCAAGATATGAAGCGGCCCGAAACAGTACACCGCGCCCGTTGACGGGGGGCGTCTGCTGATAGGCTGGAGAATGCAAGCGTTGCTGTCATACCTGGAAAACTAAGCACACGTATATAAGGGGCAATAGGTAAAGCTTAAAAAAGCCATAAACGAAAAAAGTTTATTTTTTTTTGTTCGTCGATATTCAAGCTTCAAAGCGGGTTTTCGCAAAATGAAGAAAAGTAATTTCAATCTTTCTTTGTTTACCCCACTTGTCATACCTGACACCGTGCCAAGATTCAAAATGTCGGCGGAAACACCGGCACAGAGAAAAGCGCCAGCCACCCCAGCGGAACCGTAGAAGGTGGCCAAAATCTCACCCGCTCTTTTAAATCTCCATAAGAATAGACAGGCAACCCGGAAACGGGTGGACCCTGACAAGCGGCGCGGGAAAGATGAACCCCGCGCAATCGGCCACCGCTGAAATGCAGCAAGCGCAAAGTAGGAGAGACGCTCCCCACCGGGGGGCGCCATCCGAAACGGACTGACAACCCGGAGCCCCCAAACCTTAAGGAATCCGCCACGGCGGGCAAGGTGAGGCGAGCAGGACAGGCCAACCGATTGAACCCCGTTTGAGTTACCCCTCGGCACGTTTCAAGGACGGCGAGGGAGTGCCAAGACCCCAACACTGAGGGCGAGCGCCATAAAGGCCACCAGATACAGCACGGCCCTGTCTATTGTAAGCACCCGGAAAATCGGAGCAGCCGCAAGGCGTGCCGGGTGAGTGAGTCCGCGAATACAGCGGGCGTCCGATGCGGCCAGCTATGCGGGGCCGTGGGAATATTCCCGAAGAGCATAGCAGGGAAGCCCCCACCCAAAACGGGGGGACCGTTAGGCCGTGGCCTACGGATAGAGCGCCCCGGCGAGCGCCAATAATCGCCGCCCCCTTTTCGGTTCAAGGTGCGCAAGCCCTTCGACCAGTCCAGCCCATGGGCGTGAATAACTCCATAGGGCTGGACAAACCCACTCTACATAACCCGCGCCGGGGTTCCTTTTACGTATCGAGGGAAGTCGAGCCCCGGCGGCGGGTGGACCCTCCACTATCATACCGCCACCGATACAACCGGCGGCCAGCAATATCGGCCAAAATGGCCATACATCACAAGCGAAAAGACAAGGGGCCTCGGTCCTTATCTCGTTTTGACGTTGTTTTCGGCGGTCTAAGCGACTCGCAACAATATTGCAGGCCACCCAAACTCGGAACGGTTGACCAGTCAATAACCCCGGCGCATATTCCGCCTTGAACGCCGAATATCGCGGTGCCGTAGGTAGTTTCAAACGGCAAAAAAGCGGCCTGGGCGCCCCCCTCGCACCTCAACCCCGGACGTTTTTTGTCCGGCTGTCCGTGACTTCTGCCCGTTTTGTCCTGTACCGTGTCCTGAACCCCTCCCCACTTGCCACACCCTCCCATGGTGATTATCTGTACCATACAGCCCAAACCCTTATGGCAGGTGTTCCATCAATGGGACAGGCCCTTTGAGGTTAGGCCACCCAAAAGACACGCTCAAACCCTCAATATTTTCATTCGTCCCAACCGTCCCGGACCTATTGGCCAAACTTTTTAAACCCCTATTTTTCCCTTCTACCCTTACTGTATACACATTACCTTTTTTACCTAAAAGGTTCAGGACAGTTAGGACATTCTAAACTTTCCGGCCTACCACCGAAACTTTTCGCCGTCCCAAACCATGGGACAAACGGCCCCCACGGTGGGACAGCCCCCCTTCTACTAAGGTCACACCCCTTTTGCCGGTTTCGAAATGACCTCAAAATCCAGCAGCGGATAAAAACCGGCCCCCTTTCACCTTGGAGTATCTGACATGTTCCCTAAATATCTGGCGACCGCCACCACAACCAACATCAAGACCGGTAACGTGCCGACCATAGCCATCGGCG